CATCTATCAAGAACCTATCTTCACAACATATCCAATCATACTCGCCGTCGTCTTTCGCGTCGTTCTCCGGAGCAACATTAGAAAACCACGCACTACAAACTGTTCCGTCATGCAAAAACAACAATATATGCTGACCGTTTGTCGGTAGTGTTTCCGGGCCATTCAACCGTATTTGATTCATTTACAGTCCTCCAAATGTATTTTCCATTGCCGTAAACCCGCAGCCTTTTCCATCTGCAAGTGTTATTTCTATCATCCTGCACTGCTCGTTTGTCATCAACGGAGAGCTGTTCAAAACACAATCAGCAAGCCACTTTCTGTCTTGGGCAGAATCCATAAAGCAATCTATCGCTTGCTGGTATCTAATAGCATCTTTTTTAGTCATTACAAAAGCCCCTACTTATCAAGTCCGTCCTGCACAAAGTTCAAAATCGCCTCTTCTGCTTGCATTTTTGAAAACGGGTTCCATGCGTGCGGTTTCCATTGCAGCGTTCCCCCGCATTGCGAGCACATAATATAAGGGTAATTGAATTTAGCTTTAATAGCATCTTCTTCCGTCTCATAAGTATTATCGTCGATTTTAATTCTACCATTTATATCTTGATATATATTTATATACCGAGTACTATATACATGTATATTGGTTATCTCAACACATATACCTGGATGAAATAAGGTAGGTCGAGCCGAAGGAGATATCTGACCACTCTTAAGATAACATTTTTAGTGGCTCTCAAAATTTACTACGATCTCATCGGGCTTTATTTCAGTTATTACACCGTCACCGAATATCAAGCATGTAACCTTGTCATTAACACTAGATTTAGAAAACATTATGGCTCCCTAGTAATTCGAGATGTTTATCCTTGACCACAGTAAAAAGATAGGTGTGAAGGGTTTCAGCAGCGAATGAAAACAATGATAGTCCTGATAATTTCAACATTAATTACGTCATTGTGTTGCTCAAATGCTAACTCATTCACACTGATTGCTCTTCGTTTCATTACCATAAAAACCTAACTCCATTCCTCCGACCCTATTCCCAGAACTCCAGTTTGTTTTTACTTTCTTTTTCCAGATACGACCAGCTAATTGTGGTTCAATTAATTTATTAAAATCTAACCACCAATCGGCGGCTATAATCCAAGAGTAATCATCAGGCGCTTCTAGTTTACTTAATGGGATTCCTAATGTCGCTGAGTCTGCTCTTGAATGACCTACAACCAAATTAAAACCTTTGATACCAAATAACCAAGAAGTTATTTTAGCCCCTAGATAAGAATGGCCTTTATTACTTTTGTTTGTTAAATAATCTTTACCGATATATCCAATATCATGTAGGAGAATGCAAATAGTTTCCATGAAATTCGGATATTTACCATATAAGATTTTCCAGGCTTTCCATACATAATATGAATGAACTATACTATGGCATCCAAATAGCCAACTCTTCGTACCCTCTCTCAAGTTAATCTCCAATTTAAAGGCCCCTACTTTTACATAGGGGCCTGTTACTGTTAATGGCTAAATCTTGCTCTCAATGGCTTACTTAGATATTTATATTTAATATTATCCAAGTGTTCAGCGAGAGATTTACGTGCTAAAGTCTTTGCTTTGGTAAGAACAAGATCACATTTATGTTTATTTCGTTTGTGATAATTTTTGAAAGTCTTTACTTCAGACTTATCATCGGAATTCTTGAATGCATTACAATAAGGACAACACCATCCGTATTTCTTAGCCATGAGACTGCTCCTGTGTTTTAATAATGTAGTTATAGATATCAACATAAAAACTATGTGCACAATAAATTCCCAAAACTAAGGCTAGTAAAATAGTGGTAATATTGTACAATGTTCTTAAGTTCAGCATTAGATTTCCTCAAAAATGCTATCAATGAGCTGAATGATGTAAGTAGCGTCTATCTTTTGCGCATCATCGGTACTTTGTATTGCTTTCAAAAGTTGGATCATATAAGCTTGGTCGACACCAATCAATTGTTCTTGTAGGATCTCCTTATCTGTAAGATCAACCTTGTTCAATTGCATTACGATCTTCAGCATTTGACCTGCAGTAATCCTCCAACCGCGATTTATAAACTTACGAATCCGAAATAAAGAGGCAATCGGATACAGACTACCTTTATAAATCAAGGTCTTCGATAAGATAGCTTCTACTGCTTCTTGTTTCAACCCAAGTATATTTTGATCATAATCGTAATAATTCATTGCATGAACATAATCATAGTTATCATGAATCTTATCAGGTTCACCAAAGAATCTAATAACTAACTGAATATGGTCGGAGAGACTGATAGCATTCTCGGTAATAAATACTGGACGATATATTGGCTTCTTTTGCTTCTTATCTTTGAGAAGCTCTTGAGCCATTTGCACGGGGTCATCTTCATCAATATCAGTACTTATCAAAGATTCAATGAAATCCTCGGTGTATTCTTCTGGCATTGTTTCAAAATATTCATAATTACTCTCTTCATCCTCTGAAACAACCCCAGAACTCTGGATCCAAACAACTACACGTTCTTCTATTTCACCTCTAATATTTTTACGTGTAATAGTTTTCACTACAGGCTTATAGTGACGTTCTGTTAATTTACCTTCTTTTTGTCTGAGTTCAATAAACTTTTTCGCATAATAAGACGCAATAGTTAGTGTTGCTTCTTTCGTCTTAAAATACAAGTCATAGTCATTAGGCGAACTACCTTCCAAGAGACTACAAATTGCACCACCGGCAACTATGGTATTCTCTTCAGCGATTTTACGAACCTCAGGGTCTTCAATACTGTTGATCCACTTTGAAATTTTGTTACGAAGAATCTTACGAATGATGTTCTTTTTCACTCCAGCCATTTGGGTTCCTTTACATTTTGAGTAGACGATCTAATGTGTCGGCTTCATCTTTGTCTGTACGGACTTCAAAATCATCCGAAGACACTCTAGGATTTTCCATCGAATATGTTGTGGAATTTTTAGCTTTACTTAAATCAGTAAAAAGAACGGGAATGATCTTATACATATATTTATCTAAGTCATTATAGATCTCTTCCCTTTGACTATCAGTAAAACCAGACACAGCAACAATCAGTTTCTCATCTTCAGTTATACATATGAGTGAACCAAAAGTCTTAGCATTCTTACCTTTTCCTGGCTTAGTACCAATAATTCTTAAATCTGCTTCTTTTTCAGCTTTTACTTTTACTTGAAATTTTGAAGTTGTATTTTGCCAAAAACCATAAGGGTGTTTAATAACAGTACCCTCACCGCCTTTGGCACGTACCTCTTTAAAATGTTCAAGAGCTTCAGAATAACTATACAATATTCTGTTATCAATAACCTTCAAAACGGCTGAGTGAGTCCTGCAGATATCTTGAAGGGCTTGATATCTAACTGCATAAGGCTCACCTTTCTTTTCTTTCTTAATAACACTTGAAGGCACAATGTCCCACAAATTCAAGAGAGGTTTCTCATTTGATGCAAATGCTCCACCTTGCCTTACATGGTTCAAAATACCATTGCCTGTACTACGATCGAGAATGGTACCATTTCGTTCTACTAGCATTTCACCATGCGCATGGTATTGATTCGGAAAGCACATTTTTATGGCATCAACCAGTTCCTCAAATTGCTCTAAAGGATAGAATTGACCTTTGCGAGTCATTAAACTGATTCCATCTTCAGATATTACATTGAGAAACGAGCCGTTCAACTTTTCTTGACTGATGATACCACCTATCCAAGGCCATGCTAAGACATCTGTCTCTTTGGGTAAAGAACAACGCATATAAGCCGGTATTGGAATAAGACCTTTAAAAGCTTTATTTACGGTTGTTGCATGGAACCCAGCTTTAAGGTCTTTTTCTAAGATACGCTGAAATAAATCTCTTGATTGTCGATTAAGCTGAGAGAATAGAACATTGATAACACCTTTAGCGGCATTACCTGTAAGTGTTCTATCTTGTAAATCTTGAAGAATAAAATATGTATTGATATCAAAATCTTGATCTCCTGGTTCAGATACAATGAAATCAAGCTTATTTATACCAAATGTGAGATAAGGATCATAGGCCAACTGGATAACTCTACGAAAATCATCCTCCTGTAGAAATTCCTTTAGGAAATAGATTTTATCATTTGTCCCGGGAGTTTCTGCAATTAAACATAAGAGATTCATAATTTCTGAGCTGGTCATTCTTTTAGAATCCTCACTTAACGAATAGGGCAAGCACCAGAAGCACATTCATCAAATGCTTCAAAGTTAGCGTCTTCAATACTACTGATCATTTTAGTCGAATTTAGTAACGCATAGTATTGTTCCTCCGTGATTTCCTCATAGGGTGCTTGGTCAAAGCCATGATCAAATCTCAATAGAAAAGATAGGCTTTTATGATTATCTGAATAGTTCTTTCTCAAATACTCTTTTATCTCAGGCATTTCCTCCTTTGTGTAATAGATTGTACATGAGACACTATTATCAGACCACTCTTCTTGCATCCTTTTGATTTCGCCTAGCTGCCGCAATGCAGTCATGTCTTTAGCAAGAACAGTACCATCTGGGTATTTGAAGGGGAATGTTACAACGACAGTACCATAATCTTCTGAACCATCGAAGTTTCTAACAAATTCAACTGGATAACCGTTCTTCTTACAAATCTCTACGAGCATATGCTCAGATGCAATTCGAATCCTTCTATACATAAATTGTGCAATTGCAGGATGAATCCCAGGGGTTACTCCAGGTAACAAGCTTAATGTGCCGGAAGGTTTCACTGTAGTTAGTTTAATTGAGCGATTAAAGTTATGAAGATCAGAGTACTCTATATCAAAGTCTCTAAGATATTCATAAGTTTCATTCAACCAACTTCTTTGTTCCTCTGAAGCTTGCAATATCCCGGTCATTCCAATTCCCATGCGCATATTACGATGAACTACTTCTTCGGTCTCCGGATGGTGGGATGGAAGCATCAAGGAATGTTTATTTATGCGATAAAGCAATTCACAAATATCAAGCAATTCTTCTTTAGATTTAACATTTGGCAAGAATACTTCAGCTAGACAACAAGTCTCAAAAGGTTCAAGAGACTGTTCTCCACAGGGGTTATAGCCCTGTATTTTTATATCAGGATACTGAAATTCTCCTATACGGCCACACTTGCGGGATAGTTTAAGGTTTATTAAGCCATCTTTTTTGTTACTCTGCATTCGCAGGGATTGGTCATTTCTGCCAATCTCTGTATGTTACCATACAGAACAGACTATATCATCACCCTTTTCAGGGGTCTATCGTTCGAGTTTATAACGAAAGCTCTCTAAAATAAATGGCGATATGATACTCTCAAATTTTTCGTTGTCTTTTTTACGAAGATACAAGCCCCACTTGTCCGTAGCTTGTCGCTCAACATTGAATTCCAAATCAAAGCGTTCTTTTATAGCTTTCTTCAGGAGCCAATTGTCACCATAACTGAAACCATTAGTATGTATCCTGAAAAGTGGATTATCTTTCCCAGATGCGAGTATACAAGATTTTCTGCTCCCATCTGCCATAAAAATAATTGCTAATGCTTGAGCATCCAATAGCGTTAACATATGTGGATCAATTACTTTTTTATTATCTATGTATATTCGTTTACGAATCTTTGTGAGTTTCGGATGTGCTTTAGATTGAACTCTGATTTGTTGTTTTCTTGCATAACCATCATGCCTGTTCAGAGCAGGTCTCCAAAGTATATAACCAATATCAGCCTCTTCTAGAGTAAGAGCGACCTCGTAAATATAATCTGAATTTTTCTCTAACATAGTTACAGATAATCTCGAGTTTCGATTTTCACCTCTATTATCTAGATATCCATCGAAGGTAGAATAGTAATAGAGTCTCTTACTTACGTCTTTGTTATCACTCATAGTCGTTGCACTCCTCATAACGAGTTAGCACAGGATTGTCCTGATAGGATATCCCCTGTTTTTAGATAGATTATTCAAAAGCTGTTACCAGCTCAAGCCGCTAGGTTTAACGGTTCACCTTTACCCTCGTAACCTTCCCAAAAATACTCGTGCAAATCGTTAATATCATTACAGGCCACAGAGTTATTAGACATGGCTCTCCATTTAGGGATATTGCCCATATCCCATCTTTTAGCTAAGAGAAATTCGACATCGTCAGGATCTCCAATAGCTATTTGAGCACTTCTGCGTACATTACCTGCAACAATAATATGACCGATGAGATTCATAATATCAAGTGCATCAATCGGTCGAATCTTACGACCACTACGTTTAAGGAGTATCTTTGAAATCTCGGCAATACCCCAGCAAAGGTCTTCTGGGCCAGATGCGATTCCTCCAAAGCCTTTAATAGGTGTCCCTTTCCCACGAACAACCATGGTACAATACGTAAAAGTACCTTTATTAGGTGTTTTAGAAAGGAAAGCAGCCTTGAGTGTCTTGCCAAGAAGTCTTACCCAACCTTCACGAGAATCAGGGACTATAAAATCAGCACCTGCGTCGTCAACACGGGTTGGTGCTTTAAACCAAGGGCGTACTTTAGGCAATTTATCAATATGTTCTCTCTGAATGTTGTAGCCAACTCCAGAGCCAAGTGCAAGCATATCCATGCACCACGTGAACGGCCTAATAGGATCATCTACAACAGTAAAGGCACAATTCTGTAGTGAGGCAAGACCAAGCCTGTCTACTGTCTTTGTACCGGCCTGCCATAGGTAACGCCCCGCTACTGAACATTTAAGTCCGAGGAAATATTTTGCCAGACGATACTCTTCATCTTCGTTGAAGCCACAATGAAATTGATGACAACATGCTTCTAGAATACGATAAATGGTATCTTTAAATTCTTCAGTTGCATCAGTGCCATCATTCAGAGGTCTAGCGTAAGTTCTTTTATATGTCAAATAACCAATGGTACTCCAATCAGGCTCAATTTTTGGCAAATCTTCTTTCTTAAGCATTTTTACTCCTTGAAGGTAGTTAAAGTACGTGAAATTCTTCAGATGCAGGAGTTGTACAAGCAATCAACCTTCCGGTATCATAAACATACCTGGCTCCCTTGACATTACCTGTCAAGCCAGTGTAACGACATTTTAAAACTTGCATTAAAATAGTATTTCTTTCAACTACATTATCAGAGATCATATTTCTAGCAAATGCAATTATATCGAAAGATATTTGCTTTATTGAGCCAGAACCTCTTATATCATCAATGGAGGGTAATTTTCCTTCTTCAAAGGATTTACTTCCACTTTGTGCTTTTCTTAAATGAGAAATCAAGCCAATCCAAACGGGGTGTCTTTTTACAAGACGTAGTAAGTCATTCATAATTTTATCTTGAGCTTCATTGCCGTGTAAATTTTCTACACCCTCCGAAACTAAGATTGTTATATGATCAATATAGATATATTTGCATCCCATGAGACACATATATTCAAGTTGATCAACTAAACTATTGTCAGTAATAGAACCATGGTGATCTAGAAGAAGAACTTTGTCATCTCCAAATACTTGATCAAAGCCAACTTTTAATTCACTTAATGGAATTTCTTCTTTTGCAGGATTTTTATCAATGGCCATCCCCGCTAGCTTTCTTGCAGTCTCAGGTGGGCCTTCTTCTAAGGCTATTATACCAACCTTTTCCTCAGGGGTTAAATTATTTTTAACATCATCCAAGATACATTCACGAATTATTGTGCTTTTACCGGAACCTGTCCCAGATATAAAAAGGGTTATTTCACCGAGTCTCTTACCCTTGGTCTTAGTATTAACACCTTCTAGACAAGGAGGAAATGGCACTGAGGTGATAGAATTGTAGTCCTCAAGACTAGCCCAAAGCTTATCTTTATCGATAATTCCTGCAGGAATATAGGGCGCTGCATCGAAGATAGCTTGATTTAGTCTTGCGCTGCCATGTTTAACCAATACAGCATTAGGGTCTTTTTCAGGAAGTTTAGCAATTTTTACTTTATCTAAACCAATTATTCTTATTGCTTCAGTTCTAGCTTTCTCACCAGCTTCATCTTCATCGAGACATAAAACTACCTCTTTAAAAGACCGCAGCCAATCTCTATTTTCCAATAAAGACTTAGTCATTGATGCTGATGACATTGCCACTACAGGATAAATCTTATTCCATTTATCTAATGTTGCTTGCGCTACACTTAAGGCATCAATTTCACCTTCTGTAATAACAACCCTTCTTCCACCACTGTTAAACTTATCTATCCCAAATAAGTTCGTAGACTTATTAATCCACACAAAATCTTTCGGTAGCTTTCTTACCTTAAAAGCTTTATTACCATCATATGGATAATAGTGTGTATCTATTTCGCCATTCTCATTATATGAGACTCTCACATCAAAGAATTCTGTAACTTGCTTAGTGATGTCTCTTTCTTGAAAACCTCGTATCGGCAATTCCGCAATTTCTAACAATGATAGTTCTTTTCTCAATGAAGGGACCTTAGGTGTTTTATTAGTTGGTATAAAATCTGCATTGGCCTCTTTTGAAAACCATGTTTGACAAGAAAAGCAAAATGATGTTCCGTCTTCATACACATTACGTGCATCTGACGAACCACAATCAGGATTCAAACAAGGTTGATGATAGGTTACAATTTTACCCATTATTCACCTTTATTAAAATAGCTCATTAAAAATGTCCCAAGAAATTACTCGTTGTAATCTCTCTTTATGCCTGTCAGTAATCCGTTCTGTTACATTCCAAGATATCCTTTCTAGTCTTTTATTGTACCAGTCAACTGTAGTAGGAGCTTCCACTAAGCACAGAGACCATGTTTCAGCATATGTCAAGCATCCCTTGGTCTTATATTGCTCAATACAGATAAACTCGAATTCATCTAAAGGTCTCTCTTTAAAAAGGTCAGCCATCAATTTAGACGATGTTTTATAATTACGCCAATTAGATTCTTTACCTCCGTTTATTTTTCCTGTACCTTTAAAGCGTTTTTGTCCTAAATAAAAACGGCGTAGATAAGCATCTCGTATAACATAAATGAAACCTACGCCGTCACCCATCTGCTCTGGAAAGTGCCAATGGCCATTTTGAAACCTAGGGAGAGGGGTGGGCTTCTTCAATAGTGACTTTGTAGACAGTGTGGGGACTTTTAACATTTAGAATCGCTTTCGTAGTCTTAAACTCCTCGCCAGTGTGCTTGAATCCAAGTTCATTTGGAACTAATACAATATCACATTCGATGAAGGTCATGGTAGTTTGATTAACTTTATGCCCTCTCATTTGAAATATAAGATCATAAGTTTCTTCTAGATCTTTGTGGAGTATCTTATTGACTCTTTTATCATCTTTAGGGATTATAGCGCTAGCAAGTCCAATTAGATTAAACTCACTTGTGCAAAATTTCTCAATCAACGTGATAAAATTATCTTCTTCAAAATAATAAATTTTATCTGCTACATATGCCTTTATCATACTACCCTCAGAATATTAATTCTTTAATAATGGGCCAATGTGAGATATCCCAATAATCTTCCACGTGATTTTGAATATTTAGAAGTTTACCATTCAACACCAAAGCTTCATGCCAAAGTTCTGGACCAAATGCAATTAAATATTGTTCAACTACAGCTTCTTGGAAATCAGCTTCGGAGTTTAAATCTTTTAAAATTCTTGTTGCCTTTACGGGGCCAATTCCTGGGATTCCAGGTATATTATCGGTAGGGTCCCCTTTCAATAACTGTTCATAGAAGTGTCTTGTTGCAGCTTCTTCAGTAATTATAAATAATTCCCTTTTATCAATATTATAATATTTTCCAGGGATACACTTGAGATCTTTATCAGATGTACATACTATGAAATCTCGACCTGCTTTTCTTGCCTCATTTGCCCAAATACGAACCAAATCATCAGCTTCTCGGCCCTCAGCTTCAACTGCAAAGTCTTCAGCTACAGCTAACTGACGAATAATAGGGACAAATGGGTTTCTACCTTTAGGATTTCTTTTTCTATTAGCTTTATAATCAGGGTAGATTATATCTCTATAATTATTTTCACCCTTAACAGCCATAACGAAATCCGTACAAAATACTTCTTCAACTAATTCTTGAAATTGCCTTTGAAAGTTAGCCCAAGAAGTTTCAAGGTACCGCCTTTTCTCGGCAGTGGCCATTTCGGGGTGTATTTGATGACCCTCGGTATCATATGTTATTGTAGTAATATTATTAGTAGACAGGAAGTCAGGACGATAAGGACATGCATTGTGGCAAATGATATCCCCATCTATGATGGCTAATAGACCATTATTCATTATGCCTCCAGAAACTCTTTATCAATAAGCCAATCTTCCACAAGAGACCAATCTACATAAGGTTTAACGGTATCACCTAAAATTAATGGTATACCACAAGCAAGGTCATCTATGTAAAGTTCTGCATAAACTTTAGGACTTAAAGACCAGTATTTTTGTTCTGGATTTTTATTAATACCCCAAAGTGGAATACTGCGCTCTTTAAACCACGTCGTCGCCTCTTTAAGCTGCTCACCAGTACGCATCGTTAAAAGTATTAAGCGATGACCTGCGTCCACTAATCGCTCTAATACGGGTTCAACACCTATAGATTCCCCTACTTCAGGGTAAGCATATCGTACACAAGTACCATCAAAATCAATTGCGATTGTTGCCATTTAGACCTCGTTTAATCAGCTGTTATTAATGTTATGCACTATGCGCCCCTACGATCTTCAGTAGTTTAGTCAAGGTCGCATCTTTAAAGTAACTGTGTAGAGATATTTTATTTGCCTTTTTAGACTCGACTAGCACAATGACTTTGAAACGAAAACCTAACGAGAGTCGATATTGTTTGTGAAACACTAAAATATGCGTATACATATCTTCGCAAATCGGATGCCGAAACTTTATTCGACCTAACAATAGTGTATAATACAACTCACTTGGTACACAGCTTATCACTGAAGATTTTGGTTGGAAATCTACACTGTCCCCAATTTTTATCAATCGTTTTTGCATTGAACATCTCCTTAATGGATATCATACCAATCAAGACCAACTTTACCGTCACCATCCATGATATTAATACCAAATAGTTTTGGACCCTCTTTGAAAGCCTTTATACCTAATTCCATGGCTCTTTCTTTATATTCATCTGGTACTGCAAAGTCTAGTTCATCATGCATGAATATGTATGGTTGGTATGGTATTTTCTCTTCTTTAAGATATTTGCGGAGAAGATAGCATGCTGCTGAACAGGTAATCTTTTCTGTAGATTGTAGTAAGTATACTAATAGTTTATGGTAAGAGTCAACATAGATTCTGGTTCCCGCCAATGATGGAATATAACCTTCACCGTCTTGTTTAGTTTTAGAAAAGATTGCTTTAAGCTTATCAAGCAATTCTTTAAAACCTGGGACAGATTTTTGGAATCCATTTCTAAGTTTATTTCCTTTTTGGTCATCTACAGTATCAAATATATAACTCCACAGCTTACCGCCAGCAGCACCGAAAAGAAATGCATATAAAATACGTTTTGCTCGCGGTCGGAGTACTGTATGGTCTATCCCCATACTCTTTAATACTTCAGTTAATCTATCGGCATTAAATTGATGTATGTCACCATTTAATATTACATCAATGAAATTTTCGTCTGCGATAAAATGTGCCAAACCTCGAACTTGATTTCCTTTTGAGTCACAACCTACCAGACTCCAGCCAGGAGGACATGTAAACAATCTACGCATTTCCTGGCCCCAGGCACTGTCACCAGATGGTACATTTACAATAATCTGGTGTCTCATTCGCATACTAGGTGTGCCAATAGTCATACAAGTTCCATGGAGTCTATTGTTCTCATCAACATTTTCAACCCATGTTTTTGTAACACCATATCTTGATTTTACAGTTAAGAATTCAGTATAGAGCTTACCGTCACCGCCTAGAAATTCAATACTGTCTTCAGTTATTTTAGGGGATGTTTTACGCCTCTCTCCTGTTACAGGGTCATTCTTAAAATTCCATTGAGTTGGTTCCCATCCGTTTCTGAAGAGAAATAACTTAACATCATCCGTGGAATCCAAGTTTAGTGGTACGAATTTTACTCTAGAGTATGGCCCTTTGATTAACCTTTCTTCACCTTCAAATCCAGAACAAGGGTCTACTCCAAACCAATCTGCTGTAGCCTTGTGATAAAAACCTTGTTTAGTCCATTTAGGTTCCTTCCAAGGAACAACACCTTTACATTTATCTACAGCGACACACTTGATTCCCAATTTTGAAGACAAGATCTCGTAAGTTTTATTCATCTCACCTTCAAGTGTTTTCAAAAGTTCTTTGGCATCTTCAGTTTTAAATGGCCATCCAACTTCTTGACATTCTTGACACCACCAGGAGACTGCATGTTCAGCTTGGATATACGGTTTAATTAACTCATTACGACCGTAGATATAGAAAAATTCCTCGAGAAGTTTGTCATAAATCCTAACATTAAGGTTTACGTCAGATACACAGCGACTACGCATCTCTGGTGAATACTGTGTCCAGTCTTCATGCTTCTGTTTAGGTTGTCCGAAATATTCACCCCAAGCTTCCATACTATGTCCGTTACTTCCGAACCTTTTGTAATCCAAAGCTTGAGACATAATCATCGTATCATGTACTTTTTCTTGATCTTCCAATTCCCATCCAGTAACCTTCTTTAGTGCAGGAAAGTCAAAATCTATTACATTGTGACCAATTAATAAGTCAGCTTCTTGAAAAGCTTTTTGCCAACCCAGATCACTTTCTAGCCAGATTTGTTTCTTCTTTGTATCTAAGTCATGCGCGACAATAATCCATATTCGTGTTAATTCATCTAACAACCCATCAGTCTCAATGTCAAATACAAGTCTAGACATCAATCCTCCGAGAGAATCTTATCAATCTCATTTACATTTAGAGGTTTGCAACCATTCATAACATAAGCCACTAATGCCTTCATATACCATAGTGCTTTACGTAACTCTTGTACTTCGGCGTCTTTCTGACCATTACGATCTAGGTATTTACGAACTTGTAATTCAAGTGCTGCTTTAAATTTCTCAGGGTCTTTTAATGTTGGAATACGACTCATCGCCTCAATCCACTGCAATTCTTCAATGTAACCTTGATAGTGTGAAGGATTAACATGGTTTTTAATTATATCTTTAGCGTCACAAACTTCGTTAGACATAAGTATTCCTTATTGATTTCAAAGGGGCTACCGTTATAGTAGCCCCTTTAAGGTTATTTAAAATGCTTTGTCAGGTCGAGTTGTAGCTGGCGCCTGAGGGATAGATGACGTATTATCATTGTCATTATCTTGTGGTTCTGGATTTATCACTTCAGTGTCAGTCACCTCGAATTCATCGTCAGGCTCACTATGTTGATAAACAATATGTTTAACAAGTTGAATTCGCATCAAGACCGCTACCAATTTACCTTTTTCAGTCTTTGATGGATATTGATAAATTCGAATATTACCGATAGAGCCATTTCCAATAGTGTTAGGATCAACTGGATTAAGATTACCGTCAACTACATCAGGTGCTTCGGATTCAGAACCATCGGCACGAAACTTACGCTTGCGTAGATTGCACTTATAATAGGGTTTAGCATCATCTTCATCAGGGATTACTGCCATAACTTTCAAGCCTAATGCTTCCCATTCTTTCCTCACCTCTTTACTTTCAGTTCTTATTTGAACTTCCCAAGAGGGGTTAGCTTTATCGAAACGAGCATTAGGACGTTTAGGGTCAAGTTTTGTGTACCAAAGTTGTGCATTACTAATAATAGCCATTCTTTAAATCCTTTTGTAATTTAATTTAGTAAGACGGATTAAGGGTTAATTCAACGGGTTGAAATAAAGGTCATTCTTCTGTAGCATTAAAGTTATCACGCCATTCTTCTGCCGTAATACCGGTTTTTATAAATTCACGCTCATCATCTGTCAGGTTAGGCATGGCTTTTGAATCAATGTACCACTATACCATGCTTCAAGTTGTGCCTTTGTTACATTGATTTCCATAGAATGTTCTTTACCAGAAAATATGGAAGTACGTGTAATCAACATAATAATTTCCTTAGCTTAGGGGTTCAGACAGGTCAATAGCCATTGCGACATGATCGCATTGGTCTGCAATTGCGCGGGGTATGTAGTAAGAAGGGCCACCAGAGTTATTAGTTATGTCAAAGATGAAAGCATAATTTCCATTACAAACATATTCCGCAATATCAAAGCTTGAATGCGTATTTAACAAATTGTCCCATTCATTGCTTTCAATATTTACGACATGTGTTAGAATTTCCTTTAAATCAGAAAGTTCCTCCACCAAGAACACACAACCTCCAAAATATTCTTCAAAGTCGAACTCCCCTGCAATATCTTCTTGGCGGCGAAACTTGTTTACTATATCTTCAATTTCCGATTCTAAATCAGAAGGTACGTTACTCTTAACCTCTGTAAAAGTCCTAAATTGCTTCATATTATACCTCTTTGGCAACCACTCGTGCCTCTATTGTGTATTACAGTGACAACAGTAAATGTAACGCCGTTGATGTCAGATAAGACAGATATCGGAGCATTTCACTCCAATATACGTGTTAAAGTTTCCAGGACCAGCTTTTGTAGTTACTATCATTGGTGAAACATGAACAAGTGATGACTACTAAGTCACAACATTCCATTGTTACTCCTTAACAAAAACAGAATTCTGAATCTAATACTAAAGATAAGTCCAATGTTCCTAACTTTACATCGCTGATATCACCTCCAATGTACTTCATTATTTGCGTTAAAGGGTCGTGCTTGTACAACTCAACAAATGTTTCACGTACAATCCTGAATAATACAGGCATATCTGCTAGTAAACATCCAAACGAATCATGAATGGTTGTTACTGGAAAATCACAAGCATTAACAATCATCGTTAAGTGCGCTGCATCTAAACTGTGGATTGCATTTGGACTGGCTCCTTGAGCTTGTTTTCTTTTGGAAGGAATCGGGTCTTCGATGAAACATACATTGAGCTGAAGTGTGTTGTCATAATAACCAGAACTATTTCTTTTTCCCCTTGGAGGACCATATTGCACATATACTTTCTTAATCTTTCCTTCTACATAATTTTGTACAACTGGAAAATCTGTGACCGGTACAATCCAAGATAAGAACCTGCCATCAATCTCTGCTTGTTTACCTGCTTGTTCAAAGATTGACAATAACTGCATAGGTCTCTTTAAAGATATGCGACAGTCTTCAAAGACTTCTCTTCCTAGAAATGCACCCCACTTATGTTCCATGTAAAGCAATAGATCTATACCATGTTTCTTTGCATCATTGATTTGTTGCTGCGTTATGTTCAGATAGAATCGTTACTTCTACCCCGGTATGAAACCAGCTATATGTTACCATATAGACCAGACTATATCTTACACCTAAGTGTCTCCCCATTTCCCAGGCACTTGCCTAGTACTCCTTACGGATAGTCGTTGAACGTTCTACACCGCCAAGTGTATGATTAATTTACGCCTTCAGGCGCCTTGTATGTCGTATCTACATCTTTTAACGCTTCCACAATTTGCATACGTTGATCTAGGTTATCTACATCTACAAACCCATAAGGCCTTCGGACTGTTCTTATATGTCGTGCAATTTCTTTACCATCTTCAACTATAACCTCATAAAGTCGTTGTTCTTTGAAAGCTACTGCTTTTTGTAGTTTGACCAATTGCCAATTACAGCGAGTTAGGTGCCAATGTGATTGTTGTGGTACTGAAACATAAAATTTAAAACTTCTAGATCGTGTGCCTTTTAGGTAAGTAATAGGTGTTTTTCCTCTAGCATTATATTTGGCAAATCTAACACTCCGAATATACACAAATATACCCTTATCATCATTCCGAGGTGATGATACACTAAGTATGATGTTGATGAAGTTACCGGTATTTTGTTGGTTTCTGATCAAATCGCCTGATTTAGGCATTGTGCGGGTACTCATGTTAGATGGAGAATCTATAAAAGTAAATTTCTGAAAAGGCATTTCGATATTCCTTTGATAAACACTAATTGGCGGTATAGCTTCGCTGCTGATTGTCCCAGAGGGATGTCCCAGCAATTAGAGGAGTTTTACTTGAGCCGAATTAACCCAAGCCATATGCAGTTCCACCATATGGGAGTGTCATAACATTACGCTTAACCACTTTTCTCTTATGTTTAGCATCTACAATTTTCATCCAAAAGACTACTGATGGTTTATCTCCTAGGTGGCTACTTTGTTCTTTTAAGATTTTAATCTCATCGACAAGGGCTTGTCGCAACTCACTTCCAGATGGTTCGTTATGTATTTTTGTCTTAAGATCGACAAGTTTGTCAATGAATAGATTACACTCTTGGATTTCTGTGGCTGATAGTTTTGAATATGTTTCATTCAACCGTTCCCAAACATGATCTGCAATATATTTATACAAATCACCTGGGAGTGATTGCGGTACAAGATTAACGTGAGGTGCAGTTACCTCGTCTCTTGTTAAGGCTGTCAGATGTTGGGAACCATTATTCGACCCATCAATATAAGCCTCAAGATGACTTTTATAAGAATAATCTTCGAAAGGATTCATTGGATCACCTTTCTTAAATTGCCATTCTCGCAGCTTCTTTAGTTCCATACATGCAGCCAGGAATTGCCATGGCTTATCTGCGTCCATCCAACCTTGATGGATTTTCGGTGATTCAGCATAGGATAATAAAATTTCTTCATTATCCATTGCCCATAAATATCGTTCTTTCAGTGGTATTTTATCTGTCTTTGCACCGTCTTCTCTGCCTGCATCACCTGCCCAGTTTGAAGCAATACTCACCATTAGGCAAAAGAACCCCTCAGGTCCGATTGGCTTGCAATCATCACGCAGTAATAAACCTCTAGCTAGGTCTGAACCCTGTTCATGTAGATATGCTGTTGATGTGTATTTACGACCTCTGAAATCATAATAGTACAGATGGTAAAATTTAGATTTGAGAAATCTTTGAGCAATTGAACCTATCGCTTTAGCTTCTCGCAGTTTAGTTGTTTTAGCCTCGGGGTTTTGAGAATCCCAAATTTCAGAGAAGGCTTTGGTTTTGTTACGAAGTGCCCACAAGTGAATGTTAAAGATATCTTCATTTATTCTCCAACCTACAGCTTGAGACTTATTCAAACTATTAAATATTAATGGATGAGTATCTGGATGTAGTATACTTAACACATCTTTATTTTTGGTTTTTACAATTGATATACCGGTTTCATGCTTAGAGGAGTTCCAAGGTGCATAAGGTTTTAATGAGGGTAATTTTTCATTTGTGGCTGTATCTATGTTATTCCACAAATCATGTAAGCAGTCATCATCCAACATCTGGACAATGTAACTTGCGTGATGATTTTTACCCTGACCTAATACAACTTGAAGTATTTGCAGGATTTCAAAGGAATACAAGAGGAAGGAGCCTGCTTTGACAGCAACAGATGAATTTCTTTTTTGCTTCAATTTATTCCTGACAGAATGCCCTATAGCTGATGCTACTTCTACGAAATATATTGTATTGTGTGAACTTCCCTTTTTAGCTCTTGTATACAAATACACTGTAGATATTACATCATCGATATATTCATCTACCTCGAATTTCTTAAGAAACTTGATAGGGTTTTGAGGTGCGATTTCTTCTTTGAGTCTTTGTGCGATTGATTCAATTAATCTTGCACGCATCTATACTCCTACTTTCGCACTAATTTGCTAAATACAAATAAAATGACAGACCAGATTACAATAACAATCACTTAACACCTCTTTCGTGTTGTACATAATACTAAAGAAACAATGCAACAAATACTGCACGGAAAAGGTGTGAAAAGACAGAGGAGAGCCATTATGACTAAGACATTTATAATAAAATCTTTCATAATGGCTCTCCTAAGGTATAACTTAACTAATTTGATTTATGTTTTTCTTTAAAATAAGTATATGTTGTAATTATAGCCGATGATAAAAGACTGTAAAAGAATACAGTTGCTATGATGGATGAAGTTAAGATTATACTCCCAAACAGTTGGGGAGCACCTAAGACAGCGAGCAAAAGTATAACCGAGAATGCAGTAAAAGAACGCCTAATGGCCAGCTTAAAGATGTGATTCATAAATATCATTATCTCCTTTTACATTCCGTTTCGTAAAGAACTGCGTCCACAATCATACAGTATAACTAATTGCGAACAGAACAAGAAGATATTTCAGATGCCACATGAGGGTTTTATTCTTCATTCAACTCAACCACATTAGGAGATTTCTTAAAGAATCTTCCTTTAGAGATGTTAAGAATTATTGAAAGAACAATACCGATGGCAACCCATCCTACAACTACCATAAATGAACCTGCTGTGATCCATAATACACCTAAAAAAGAAGGCGCCGTGGCAATTACTATAATGAAACCAATAACGCCAAAGATGAATCCCGCCATAAGACTTCTTTTAAGTAATTCTGCAAACATAATAATCTCCATTATAAGCCGTTGTTTAAGATTTATTGTTAGTATGAAATTCCGTGTTCATCAAGTATTTTACGCAATCGATCTAGTTCTTTTATTGCATCCTTATTTGCCTCCTTTCTCTTTACTTCTTCATAAAATTTTTCCATACATTCGTCACAATCACAATAAGGGTGATGCATCAATCCTCCGGAAATACTTTGGCTTCTTTCAATCCATTTATGAATTCTTGAAATTGTTCCATCGTAAGATTAGGACACTTGTCCTTGAGGCTTAAGCCAAAAGTATAGCCGGCACTATTGAAGTCATCATTTTCGAGGTATTCTGTAACTAAATTCTCGAGCTCGTCTTCTAAAGTATTCATTGCCATATAATGGTTCCCTTCTGTCTACCATGATTTAAAGCGGCCTTTAAGTCCCCTCCCCAGATATCTATCGAGTTAGTAAATCTTTTATTCATGGTATCATTTATGACAAAGATTCCATAGCCTTTTACGACAACTCTCTTTCCATAACCCCCTAGGACTTCAAGTAAATCTCGACTGACTGCCATACCTCCAGGTTTTACCTTACTCATATTTGCTGTTATATAAGGTGTATCATCTGTTTCTTCTTTTTGACTTGTGTACACTGTTATATCTACTTCTTTATAAAAGAGCGGTTTTTCGATGTCCCATTTAGGTAAGATGTCTTTAAACAGCATATCATATCGTGTTAGACGATTAATTTGCCTGTTATCTAGTTCCACCTTATCTTTTTGAGAGTTCCTACCAGTACCTACCAAGATTAAAATCAGTATTAAGACACTATAAAGGACAACATGTGATTCTTTCAAGACAACCTCCCTTATTTAATCAGTTAAAGAAGTTAGTGATATTAAGGATTAACTTTGATATATAGTTATGTTTGGGACTTCTAATAATCTTGTGAGGAAGACACGTACTGAGATCCTTAAGAGATGTAAGAATTTCCTCGATTTCTTTTAATATCATATTATATTCATCTGCTGTAATATTATTTTGCTTAATGGCTTTACGTATCGTTTTAAAAGCTTTTATCACTGTAAATATACTATCAGAAAATACTCTTTTAGTACTATCATGAAGTCGATATTGGTTTTTCATATTTATCTCCAGTATTTATTACTATGACAAGTTTGTAAAGCATCAACACATTCTTGTGCAGTAAGCATTGCATCTTGTGTAATTGTTTTTAGTTTATTATACTCAGCTACTTTTTTAAAATATAAATTTGATACAGAGATTAAAGATACAAAAAGAAATACGATAATTACACCTAAAGTACCCATAATCATTCTTGATCGTGTCGTCGTTGTCATGAGAGAGCTCCTGTTAATGTTTGAATTTTTGATAAAGTCTGAAATGTAGCATCAATGTCTTGTTTTAAAAGTGATAATTTTAATTCATCTAATAGTTTAAACTTAGATAACATATTATCTCCGAAAATTAGAGGGAGGCCGAAACCTCCCCTGTTAATTAAACTTACTAAGCTTCATCAAAGTCAATTATATTGTACTTCGAATCAGCTTGGACATGTACGACGGTACCATCAGGAAGTTCTTCTAAGGACCGACGTTGAGAAAAGTTAGAAGGATACAAAACAACCTTATCAACAAAACCATCAGCAATAACAACACCATTTTTAACGGTACCAGTACAGGAAAACATAATTACCTCCAATGTGTGGGTTGGTTATTTTCTTGCTTCCATATAAGATACCATATTTTCCGCATTTTTTAGTCCCTCCGAAGAGGGACTTTTGGTTATACTTTACGTTGAAAATGAGGTTTATCTTTGAAGGAGCGCCAATGACCACCCCAGGAGTTCAATTGATCAAGAGCTTCCCAATATACACCTAGTTCTTCAGGGTAACAGAGGATACCATCTTTCGTGAAATGAAGGTCAGCGGCACACTTATGAATATGCATACTATTCATAGTAGTAGATCTGCCTGTTTTCACGTAGATCTTTTGCTGTTCCACAGTACGTTGAACTTCGCCTATTCTAACCTTATACCCTAGTTTATAGGCATAAAGCAAAAGTTCCACTAAATCTTTTGCAAAAGCTTCCTGATGTTGTCCGAGAGTCATGTTAGCTGCCTTTCGTTAAATTACGTAGTATATGATCTTTTATTTCATCTTTACTTTGGGACGACTTACTAGACCCATAAAAGAACGCAATAATTTGTGACACAATAGTGCCAAGAAGGAAACCGAGAATAGTATCAGCAAACCGAATGTTAGCATCAGGAATAGTACAAAACGTAATAGATGCCATATAGAAAATAGCAGCAAGAGACCACACACAAGCAAACAGGTAAACGAAACGCTTAGAGAATTTGTCCTCCTGGTTAAGTGCTTCGTTTTGCATGTTCCTAGCTGATTGTGTATCTTGGAGATACATCTCTTGAACAGCTTTAACAAGTCGATCATCTTCCTGTCTAAGGCGAATAAGCTCTTCTTCATGTTCCATCTCATATTGTTTGAGTTTAAGATAATCCTCATCCGAGAGGCGTTCTTTATCCAAGTCTACACCTGTCTTATTTTTCACCCAATCTTTACCCTTAGCTAAGACAGCATTTCCGATCAAGTCTAAGCCTTTAGCCATTAAAGGCATTAAAAGTGCAGGTAACATTTTTATACTCCTATTATTGATATATTTACTTATTATTTACTTACTATTTACTAACTATACCTTAGTATTAAAGGGATAATAGGGGGGACAGCTCTAGGGTTAATTTAACGGGTTCCGCGTTGAAATTCAAAGGATTCTGATAGTATCATCTCCAATAAGGAAATACAGGAGTTAAATTCGCCCTGAGAACTGCCACCCCTGAGACCGTGGGTGATACCTTGCGGGTGGTGGTGAACGCTCCACCACCACCCAACACGGCTCAAATTTCGCCATTTCTGGCGGTTGAAGTTGCTCAATTCGTGAGTCGATAAATGAAATAGGGGTTAGATTTCCAGCCTTCTTTAAGGAGAATACGTTCAAATAAATCCCGATTAGGCAATACACTAGAGGTTGTCACTACAGGAATTTTATGACGCTTAGCAAACTGATACATATCTTCATGGATAGCGACTAAGGCTTTAACGGCGACAATCCCTTTTAATCCACTGTGATATAGAATCTGACCAAGAGCTCGAGTAGAGCTATAAGGCATCGGCTCTGTAATATCAGCCAGGATCCATGCGCATATTTCACCTTTATATTCCAAGACACGAAAATATTTAACACGTCTTGACAGGGTCATTATATTATTTGCACATTTAATATTATCTACAATAAATCCTTCAGGGGCATACATGTCGAAATTAGAATGAGAAATTTCAAGACATTTACGAAGCTCTTGATTATTACGTATTTTTCGAATTATAAACATATTTACCCTTATGCTATTGCAATCCAGTTAACTACCCCCGCATTGTCTAGTACCTGCGCACTTGACAATACAAAAGAAGCATTTGCCAAGTTTACTGTATTCACAGCAGTACTATTATTAGAGGCAAGCTTACGAGTGTAAATAGTGGCATACAAATTTCGTGCTCTGATCTTAGCTTGGCTACTTACATTTGAGAATTTTGCAGAAGCTTCAGCTTTATAACCGATAGAGGTTAAATAGCTTGTCTTCTCAAAAGAATGAGACCGATAGTCAGGATAGGTCGATGCATTATCATTATATGACTCATTTTCATCCGTACCAGATGCTGAGAGGTAATCTAACTGAGTACCTGTAGGTAGAGATACCTTGGCTGTAGATTGATAGTGAAAGCAATACAGTTTCCAGGCTAATTCGAAGCTATATACAACACGATATATCTCATAAGGTGAAGCTGGAGTATAGGATGCTAGTGTCATGAACTCTTCATCAGAAGCATTCACTTGAACAGTACTTGAGGAGTAAGCATTTGCATAAGCTTCCGCAAATAGTGACAAATTAGATCTTTCTACCGTCGGCCCTTCCTCATAAGACGTACCGCCAGCTTCAAAAGTACCACCGGCATCAGCCCATACTATACTTAAATAATAGTCATAGGTATCACTAGTAAGAGTCCCTGTTTCAATAAACAAGGTATCGACTGTCAAATCATTACCGTTTGTAATTACAGTAGAAACCGAATCATATGGATCTGAAGAACCATCCGGTCTATAATAAAGCGTAACTGTAGCTTTTCTATAGTAATAATTAGGGACAGTACCGGTACCACGAATACTATTTATTGAACCATTTATAGAAATCTTCGTAGTATTTGCAGGGGTTGTATTTACACCTGTGGTATAGTTTGAAGCACCCTGATAATAATCTGATAAAGGCGAAGTAGCAGCACCACTATCTAATGTAAGCATACATTTAGGTGTGAATGAGTAAGTTCCATCCCCATTGTCAATAACACCCTCATGATATACTTCCCATCGTTGATTTTGATTAGCATAGTTTGCATCATAGGCTCGTAAGCTACTTAAAGACACTAGTACTTTTGGAATCCTATCAAGATTTTGAAGAGTAACCTCATTATTGCTTGTAGCTTGACCTGTCAGTATTTGTTTAAGGTACTTATATGCTTCGTAATTCTTATAGAACACTAAATCGCCTTGCGATAGTAAACTATATGTGCCAGGTGTACCTGTCTCAGATCTTACATCTGTACCAAGAGTACCTACCGCAATAGCATCTGCATTAAGATACTTAATATAAGTAGCGAAATTTGATTCATTAATTTCATCCACGGTTGCCAAAGCACCTTGATTAACAACAGAAGCAGCTATATTAGCACCGGTAACATCTGCACCTTGCTCACTCCAACCTTCTGTATAGGAATTTGCATTAGATTCGGCGGTATCCGCTTTAGTTGTAGCATCAGCGGTCTGTATAGAAGACCAATCAGTAGCCTCATAAGCTTGTACCGAGGTTTTAGCGACGGTACACCGTTTAATATCTGTACCAGTATCCCAAAGGTCTCCTACATCATACGGAGTGATAGGTGTAGCCACAAAAACACGTCTCTTAGAGTCAGCCACATCTTGTGCACTTTGAGCAGTAGCTAAAGCAGTAGCGATGTCGGAGTCTGTAATAATACCCCAACTATATATTGAATCAACGACTTTAAAGCGATAAGCATGACCGTTCAAAGTATCATAATACAAATCACCAAGATGTTGATCTTTTAGCTCAGTTGTAGTCCAATTACTAGCCGGAAGATTAACCAATGTAGGAAGACCATCATAAAACCAAGTTGTAATACTGCCATCTATTTGTGATTGAATTTGAGCAATATCAGTACCATATGTAGTGGCATCTACAAAATTAGCATCTACATAGGCTTTTGCCGCTGCTTCGGCGGCATCTGCCTTTGCTTGAGCATCTGCAATTGCCCTGGCTTCTTCATCTGAAACAATACCATCTGCGTAGGCATTAGCCTCAGTTTTCTTGAGATCTGCATAAGCCTCTGCAGCAGCTATAGCGGCTACCTCTGCAGCATCTGCTACACCATCTGCATATGCCAGTGCTTCAATCTTTCTAGCATCCGCATAAGCTTCTGCTGCAGCTATGGCAGCTGTCTCAGCATCTGTTGCAACACCATCTGAGTATGCTTGAAGAATTGTCTGAAGGGCCACATCAGCAGCATCTGCATAAGCTTGCGCTGTTGTTATAGCGGATTGTTCAGCCGTTGTAACTATACCATCCGCATACGCTTTAGCGGTAGTTTCAGCAAGTAATGCTTGGGCTTCAGAGTATGCATCACGTGCCTCTTGAATCTGTGCCGCTATTTCTTCAGCGGAGGCATTAATAATGTTTTCAAGAGCAACTGTGTATGCATTTGTTAAAGTATCAAAAGTATCGTCTGTGAGCACATAGGCAGTATCAGGATCAGACCATACACCAATAGAAATAAGGTATGATTGTAACTTTAAATAAGCTAAGTTAAAATCTTGATATACAGATTCTTCAGCTGTTACACCATTCAAGATAGCATAATTAATGATATCAGAGTATTCAGATGAAACAGTCTCCCACTGAGCCCTCAAAGATGCTTTATCTAGTGATGTAATTACACCATCATCTGCCATTTGATCTACACGTGAGATTATCTCTGTGGTGTCGGCTACAAGAGTCGAAGAAACAACTCCGGCAACCCTGGCTGTATCTGCTGAAATGTTCTCTGAGGTGACATCTGCCTTATCATCTGGTTTGTTTCCATCATCTTGGATATTAGACCAAAAAGGTGCAGATGCATCTAGATTAAATGCACCATCAATAAGCAATGTTCCGTCAGGTGCATATATCTCAATATCGGTACCGATTATTTTACCATCCTTTGTAATTCTCCATCCTGTACAAGATTCTCCTGCAACAAGACTAAAATTATTACTTTGGATAAGATTACCGATATTTTCATTTTCGACAGAAGCTTTACCGATTACAGCTGTACCTATAGCAGCATTTGCTTGGGCATTCCAAGCTAATTCAAAGCTAGTACCCCAGTTTGTAGCAATTTGCCACACATGATTTACAGGGTCTAGAATTCCCTCAAAGACTGACTTATCATCGACGTGCTGATAAGTATTTGGAGAAGTATCCTTACTCCAATATACGTAGGCATCAGTAGTAGCGCCTGCTGCTATTACAAATTCAACACCTTCATACCAAATAGAATGTTCATTCCAAGAAAGAGTTCCAGCATCAACTGAAAAAGCCTCGCCTTCCAAAACAGGCACTGTGTATGCCTTACTGAAGCCTTTAGCAAAATCAACAGCATTTGTAGCAGATGAAGTTGTATCAATGGTAAATTCAAAAGCAATTGAGTAGCTTATACTGTCTTTGCCTAATGCATCGTATGCACCTACTTTAAAGTAATAGGTACCATCAGAAGTTACATTTATAGGTAATGTATTACTATCACTACCTACTGTTGCATAAAGGGTTTCTGAGGAAGGCGTGAAGTCAGCAGTCTGAGAAACATGTACCTCATAGCCTTTCAAGGCCACTTCAGATACAGGGTTCCAATAAAGTTCAGCGGTACCAAATGAGACATGTGCACCCAACCCACTTACCTGAGTCGCTTGATAATTTACAGGTGATATCTGAACACCTGTACCTACATCTCCATCAGTATCTACTGAATGGACTAAGATATCAAACTCCCGTATAGGACCATTTGATAGACTGAGATTCTTCGCAAACGTAAATTCAAAAACTGTATTCCTTCCCACAGTCTCTGAATAAAGTACGTTAGCTGAAATTTTCTCAGCATCTTTTGCGTATACTTCAACAAGGTAGTGTTTAAGCCAGTCAAGATTTTCCCAAATACCTGTGGGCTCATCCCACTCAAGAATACAATCACGATCAACAAAGGTAACACCATCACCTGTTGAATTTTGTACTTTTAAATTTTCCACACCAACATTCATGTATGGAATGGATGAATAGAAAATATCTACAGCTGCAGAATAAGCTATAGTATTCTCAATATATTGAACTTTAATTGTCTTGAATGTTGTGTCAGTAAAACTACTCAGAACCAATGAGGTTCCATTTTCACCTTCTTGCAATACATCGTCAACATACCAGGTAATCTCAGGTGAAACAAAACCATTTGAAATTGCATTTACGGTTATTGTCTCAGGAGTAATATTACCAGGGGTTACTTCTTTAAATTGGTTAGTGTCCACAGTCAATACTAAACTTCTGTCCCAAAAGTTAGGGAGAAGTGTTGCTGTAGTTTCACTAGTATACTGCATCTTAGATTTAGCACCGGAGTCTGAATAAGCCTGTACAGCAAATATTGCAGATGGTGCTTCTAGCGCAGGTAAAATAAAGAAAGGTTCAGTAGTTCGACCTATCTCGGTAAACAATGGGAGATTCGTATCTGTTTCACGAGGATCACCTGCAAGATGCGCATATATAATATATCCTGCAATGGTTTCATCGCTAACTGGATCCCAAGTAAGTTTACCAGATGAGTTATAGATATTTATTGAATCAGTAGAATATACAAGATTTTGAGGGCGTGAAATAAAAGATTGATACAAACTTCTAGGACGAATATACTCATCATCAGCAATGTTCCATGCTAACTGCGTATAATCGAATCTCTCACCTTTTACTTCACAAGTTTTATCTTCATCAGCTTTTACACTATTTACTTTAATATAGAGTGGGTTTTCAGGTGAACCGATTCCGATACGTGAACTTACCAGTTTGATAAAATCACCAGGTTCTAAGTATTTATCACGTAAGACATACTTAAATTTAATCGTAAAAGCAGACCGACTCGTTCGTACAGTCTCTTCTGCCTTAGCCAATGCGTGATAGTAGTCTGTGATACCTTCTGCAAATATCTCAGTCTCCATCTCAATGTAGCTATCTTCTTCGAGCATTGCAGAGTAGACAGTGTCATCAAGATTCTTGACAATAAAGCTATCATAATTAGGTTCACGAGTGGTCCAGATATACATGCCACCTTGACTAATTGCAGCGGCTGCACATTTCTTTTCTGGATCAGTCTTTACATTATGGATTACTATGTCAATTTGATAGACTTTATCAGTAACTACATCACCAAGATTTACTTCTGCAGTAGTCGGAGCACTACTATAATTGGTAACATTATTCTTGGTTACTTTTTCCTGCGCATCTACATCAGTAATAGTGATACTAGTAATATCACCACCATATTCCAATACACAGGTACCTACATTTTCCTTTGGTACTACAAATTGGTACGAAAGAGTTGCATCATTGTCACCATCCCAAACTCCGAATGACTCTTTAAATTGACCAAGAACAGTATCACCCCAGGAACCAGTCTGAAGTCGATAGTATGAGCCACCTACGCCCTCGAAGTATGTTTTATTATACTTCGGAGGCCAAGAGACGGAGTCTTCTTTGAATTCCTCACATTCGTTGTGATATTTAATTGTACAAAAATTAAGACGATCACTAGCACTTGGCCAGGATATCTCAATATCTTGATCTAGACAAAGATCATCATCCGTAAGCTCAATTATATTTTCAATGACCTCATTTGAAGAAGGATACTGAAGCGATAATTTGTACTTACCACTGGACCATACAAGACGCGCATCACCCATTGTTGCAAGAATAGCTTCAACATTCTCACGGATAGGTTTAGCTGTATCTACGATCAAGTTACATTCATATAGAGGAATATTTCGTTGGGTTATAAACCTGGTACCGTCGAAAGGTTGATAGAACCATCCACCTACCGCTGCATTTTCCTGTACGATTGTGTCACAGACTGCTGCAGCAGCTTCGAATGATGCTAAATCAAGCTCTGAGACAGGTACTCCCTTACCTGAGATATTATCCATCAAGTAATCTAAGAGACACCATGCAGGATTATTTGAGTACGCAAACTCTGTGCTAAGAATACCACCTGTAACTGTTCTTACAAGTTTACCCTCAATTAAAAATTGAACATCTGGGACTGCATTGAATTGAGGGTCATCACGATCTAACCGTACGACCATCGAGGCGTATGCCATATCATCAAAGGTGGCCTTACCTCTTTCAGTAAAGTTAATAGCAGCTATTGCATCAGCCACACCACCATTATTATGGATATCAATTCGAAATGCTGCTTTTGGGTGTCGAAAATTATCCTCATATGTTCCAATATCATCATCTTTTAATGATCTTGATTCATCAATAACTACATCATAACAGTTATGGATAGGGCCTTGACATAGTGCTTGCTGTACAAAAAGGAAAGAATGTCGTTTACCCCCAAGATCTCGACTTAAAAGACCTCCATCACTCCCTGAGTATACATGCTCGACAGTTTTAATTGTCGGACGCCTTACACCAAGAGAGTCATATGTCGCACTGTCATAGTCCCATTCAAATGTAGTAAAAGTTCCAGATTGTCTCTCATGTGGACCTGCTTGTAGAACTTTATCTGCATTTGATTCAGTGTATTTGAATTTATTTTTAGAATTATGAAATACACGTACACCACCGATTTTTGCTCTACCATATACTAATGGTAAATTACTCGGTTCACCTTCAATTGGTATTTCATAACCCTTGCGAGCATCAGCGGCTTCTTCAGCCTTTTTCTTTGCCTTTCTAGCCTGTTGTATTTGATAGGCAACTGATGCAGCCACAATTATCATCTGAATTACAAAACCAACTACTGAGCCCATTATTCTTTACCCCACTTGAGTACAGATTTATTCGAGCCTTCATATATCTGATCGCAGCAAGTATCTTCAGGATTTCTACGTTTTACTGCATCTTTACTTAGATATAAGTTCTTTTTTAAATCTAAGTCAGACATTGGACTTGAACATGTTAATTGAAGAATTGATTCACCTATTTCGTCTGTCTCGAGTTTATACGCATTTGCATCGATTCGACCTACATACGATGTTAATATCTCATTATCATTTAATAGTGGCTGATTATTCTCAGGGTTTATAAAACCAATATACACAGCTACACGTTTACCCACAAGACCATTATCGGCAAATTCACCTGTAGTAAACAGCGGATCAGCTATATTAATTTTATATTGCTCTCTATCTACAGTAGAACTTAGCTGAGGAGGATCAATAGAAATCAATGCAGCATTTGCTTCATAAACTTTATCTTGAAAAGTAATCTCATTAAAATATGTTGTGATACCATAGATAGTATTATCATTGACATCGTAAATTCTAACGAGATAAAAATATTCGAGTACCGGTTGCCGTAGGATATTTTGAAGAGTTTCGCTAAATTCTATCATACGATTCGCTCCACCATCTTTATACTTCCAGGGGTCATTAACAGACCATCCTCGTAGACCATACCCGTAATCACATCTGTATCATAAAATGCAGACATTAAAACATCATCACGGTGATAAACAGTGTCTAAGGTGACATCTGACCTTAATACGGGGAATATATACATAAGCCCCTCATCTGTTAAATCTTGAGTAAGCATATAGATTTTACTATGATTATCGAATTTTACGAAGGTTCCTTTAGGAATTAACCCCACATTGCTTGTAATATTTACAAATGAACTACCTGCTGTGCCAGTAGCTGCAGGAATTGAATTAGAGGTTCGTTTACGAACAACACCCATATTCTGTGGCATTTGCACCATTACAGTCTCAGAATGACCCTTTGTAACTAAACTGACAAGGAAGTCATTAGCGTCCTCCAAGAGAGGCACAACGGCAGTTTCAATTTCCCACCGTTGTGCCGTACTCTTTGATACTTGTCGTTTAAGAGAAAGGGTATCTGAAACAGAAATAGGCACATTACTTCGCACAGTTAAAGGCGCGGCAAATTCAGCAATTACACTTCCATTTTCATAGATACCGTACATAACTATCCCTTATAACCTGTTTCTTTGTTATGAGCATTCACTCCATTAGCGATACTTGGGAGCATTCTGAAGATTTCTGCTCTAGTTTGACGTGATACGTCACCTGTGATGTTAAGATTAATTACCTGTTGTTGTGTATCCTTAACCTTGCGCTTAGCAGGCTCAGCATCATTTCTCATAGGTAATGTGGAGTTGATACCAGTTACAGGACCACCCATATTAAAATGAGGTAGTGTATTGCTATTGATAGCTTCTAGTAAACGTCTATGGCGTCGTGTTTGTTTGGCATTAATAATATATTCGCCATTTGACAATCTAGCGTAGATAGAATCAGAGGTACCAGTACCAGGGCCAGTAATAAAACCACCTGTGGCGGCAGCAACAGTACCGCCACCTCCGAAGAGACCAGATATAAAGCCCATAGTTGTACCCCAGAAACCTGAGGCTTGGCCTGCTTGAGCGAAGGCATTTTGAATATTGTTTATGATGCCATTGAAGAAAGAGAAGATTTTTGAGCCTAAACCATTTTCTCTAGTCAGAACATCCTTTATGCCGGTAAACATATCCGTAAATATGCCCGAGACATTATCATACAGACTCGTACCGAAAGATTTCAAACCCTCAGTAAGTAGTCCACCTTCACCGGTCAAAGGATCAAGCATACCATTAATAAATGTATCCACAATAGAGTTTGTAAGAGTACTCATGATATTCATGACAAAGTCCCCAAGATCATCTTGACCCTTGAGTAAACCTTGGAAAGCACTCACAAGACCAGAATGTACGGAAGATGCCATATTTTCACCGGCAGCCTTTATAGACTCCTTCTTAACTATCTCTGGATTCTTAGATGCTCTCTCAATTTCTTGGTTTAATTCCCATGTAGTTATATCAATAACATTTTGAGCAGCTCTGATTTGCTCGGGCGTTGCACCTTCAGCTTTTAGCTTAACAGTCTCAGCTTCAATAGCTTTTACGAAACCTTCAATTTTACTTCTACCTGCAGCGTCGATCATGTTAAAAGCTGCATTCTCGATATTCAAACCCATGTCCTTAAGTGCAAATTTAAGTTCTGCACCAAAGTCTTTCTTTGCAACAGCTGTAACTGCTTTCTTAATCACTCTAGTAGTTGCATCCGCGACTTGCCTTGCGGTTTGATTACCAGCGTTTATATCTTGCAGTTTACGTTCTTGTTGAATATCCAAGGCAGCATTATAAAGTCGTTGTAGATCAATCGAAGATATCAACTGAAGCTGATCTTTCATGTCAGATAGTTTAGGTATTACACCTACAACAGTATCAATGACCTCAGACGTCTTCATTGTGCCAAAGCTATCTTTAGCCACTTGATTACTAATACCACTCTGCAAGTATTTCCTTTGCATAGCAAATGTAGCTTCACGTTGTTCTTTGAACACATTAGTAGCTTGTTTTATATCTGCCTTAAAGTCGATATCAGTCTTAATCCCAGGCGTACCGTTATTTTGAGGTTTACCTTTAGCTGTTGCATTAGTTGCTAAATAGCTGGTCAGTGTACCGTCAAGCTTGTCTAACATTGTTCTTGCACTATCAGACAGCTGAATTTGAATATCTTCAGGAAGCATCGAAAACTCTTCCCTAGATAAATTCATACCAAATGCCTGATTGATAGCATCAAGCTTCCCTGCAAATGTATCAAAGATCTTTTTCATCCGATTGAGAATATTCTCAGCTTCAGATAATTCAGACACAATTTGCTTGAATGGTTTAGATTTATCACCAATAGCCAAGAGGTGGTTTAAACGTACAACTTTCTTTTGGGCATCTATAATTTTATTTCGCATAGCTTCAGGGATAGCAAGCATTTGCTTATAATCAGAGATTCCAGCATCTTTGAAAAGTTGTACTTGAGAACTGATAGACTTCCCTAAGTTTGCAAAGAATGTCTTAAAGACCATTTGAGCAGCAGCAAACTTTTGTTTAAATATGCGATCAATTTTGGACTTTGATACCACACCATCTGTCTTAGCCAGTTCTTTGTTCATACTCTTTACCAGAGTATTGGCAGAAGCAAGAATTTTGACACTCTTGCTATCCATCTGGGCTATATCTTCAAGTGATAAAGATGTACCAAGTGAAGACACATTACTGATAAATGACTGTAAATCTGAAGGAACTTCACCAAGAGTATCTTTAATATTATTCAGCTTCTGATACAGTTTGCCGATTCCTCGCGTATCACCGGCGGACTCCGCTGCATAGATATCATCTTGGATAGTCTTAAATTGTTTCAATAGATTAAGACTTCTATCAAAACCTTTATAGCGCACTACTTGACTCAAATCGACCCCTGCATTAGCCGCAAGGTCGCTTGAAAGTAATACTTTATTACTATCATTAAGAACTATAAGAAGATTTTCCGAGAATTTACGAGTCTGCTCTTCTACACCTGCAAGTTGCATTAAATAGTCTTGTTCACTAGGCACAAGCTGCGCAAATAAACTATTAATGAAGTTCTTAGATTGATCTCTCGATGCACCAGCGCCTGCCATTAAATTGTAAGCACTTGCATTGCCATTAAAGAGAGCAACTAGATTTTCAACAAAAGATTTTTCATCAACACTAACTTTTCGCAAAAAGTATAGGTAATCGCGATCATCAGGTGCGAGGTTCTGGAGAAGAGCTTTGTGTTCTTTATCATAAGTTGTACCGACATTAGCCAAAGAGCTGGGAAATTTAGTTTTCATCATTTCCATTTTACTCTTAAACTTTAGCATTTCAGCATAAAGTTGATGAGCCATTGTATCGCCTAAACCTCTAAAGGAACGGTCAGATACCCAGTTGATTCCTATGGAGTCGGCCAACTCTTTCAATTTAAACTGTTTACGAGAATTATCATTAATTTTAGAATTAGTGACAATATCATTGATTTGAATCTTGACACCAGCTAATGCAGCGGAATATTTATTTAGATCGGCAACATTATCTGTCTGCGCCATGTCTTTCATAATACGCTGTGCAGCTGTGCTAAGATGCTCTAGTCTTAGTAGAGACTCTTCATCTCCTGCAAATAAATCAGAAGTATCTAAGGTAATTCCGACATCCTTAAGAGTATTTTGGAGATTAGAAAGTCGTTTCTGAAACTTAGAAATATTTTCAGACTCTTGGTTAAATTGAATCTGAGCCTCTTTAGCCTTGATAAGCTTATCTATTAGATCATTGTATTCTCTCTTAAGTGGATGTGTATCCGGTAAGACAGTCATACCTTTTTCAAGACCAAGTGTAGGAGTTATATGCCAAGAATTTTCTATATCTTGGATTTTATCTCCTATTTTTACAAATTTACGTTCAAGAGCCTCTGTTGCTATTTGCATCTGATCATTAGTATGCATCAGATTCTTTGTCTGTTTCTCTAGGTCTATTAAATAATTGAAATCTGTAGAGACTGGTCCCTTATACCTGACGTTGTATTTGGTATCTCGAAGCTGCTCTAGTTTCTTCATGTCATTAAAGGTATCAGTGTTATCTCTGCCTGTTACATTATTTAATGTCTTTCTAAGCCAAAGCATGTTACTATTGGTAGCATAGGCACGATCTAGTTGAAACTGCTTAGCCCGTGTTTGAATCTCATCAAACCAAGTACCAGCCTCTTTAAAAGTTTTAAGACTTTCAAGATATTGGTCAAAGTTCTCGACTTTCTCACCGGTAAGAGCTGTTAGGTTTTGAGTGTATTTATCTAGGGCACGGTTTAAATCATCAAGAGATTTTCTAGTATCGCTACTAATTTCGCCTGTGGATAGCTTTTCGAAATCAGCTGCATCTACTTGTTCAGAAAACTCTTTAAGCATTTCCTTAAGTTTCTTACTTTGTTTTTCAGAAAGCTTATCAAAGTCAATTTTATCGACACTGAATTTAATACTAATATCACTGGATTTCGCAAGTTTCTCAATCTCTTTGGACAGACCGGATCGTCCTATTTCCTTCGGCAAGGAACCTAGAGTATGCTGCCATACCCATTTAAAACCGTCACCGATGGTTTCCCAGAACTTACCTTTAGGTCCGAAGATTAAGACGCCGAGAGCAGCAAATCCAGACAGAAATGCAGCGGTAATTAATATAGGTACAACTCCGATAGCACTTATCGCTGAACTAATTGCAGTGGTAATTGCTGATACGAATGCCTTTGGAATAAGAGTTGACAAGCTAGCAAGAAGGACACCTGTAGAAACATCAAACTCTGTCTTACCTTTTGCCACTCTACCTGCTATACCCCCTACCAGAAAGGCTCCAGCAGCAACACCTGCACGTTTGAACACCATTGCACCACTACCACCAAAGTATGCACTTAAAAGAGCAAAACTCTGTTGTATAGCGGAAGGATTAAGTAATCCTGTGAAAATAGCGGCCACTTGAGATCTAAATTTAATTAATGCACCCAGTAATGTGACCAGAGTGGTACCAATGATAACAGTGGTTAATGTGAGAAATGGATTCTCAAGTTTAATCTTATTCCAGGTATTTGCTAAATCTTCTAAAGGTGAGGATGTTTCACTGAAGCCATCATTTGCAGTTTCACTTGCAGATGCGATACCGGCAAGCAAAGCCAGAATGGTTGTGATAATCGCAACTTTACCGAATTTACCTAGGAACAATCTCCCAAGTAAACCTTGGGAGCCAGCTATTCGTTGTGTAAATAGACTTAGCTTAAGTAATTGTTTCTTTGCTAAATTAAAAATATTCAACAAGCTCGTCTTGACTGTTCCAAAGTTTATTTTACCCGAACCGCCCAATAACCCTGTGAAATTGTTAAATAGAGGGTTTATGTTTGCTTGATTACTAGGTTTAGAGAACATACCTTTTAAATTCAATGCAAACTTAGAGGCAGAAAGAGTGCCTAATTTGGTCCTTATCCATGAGAGTATATCCATGAATTGCAGTTTTATACCATTAATTGTAGCATCGGGGTTTTGACCAAAAAGTATCGCGCTTAAGTAATTAATTGTCCCGTCCCAGGCAGGTTGTAATTTAGCGGCAGCCCATGTTGTAAATGAATCGAATGCACCACCAACTGCTAATTTAAGACGTTTACCTACTGTGTTAGTGAGAGAACTATTAGCAGCGCCTACTCCACCATAAATGATAGCATTTAACCAATCAAGTTTACGGCTAGCTTGTATAAATTTCTTAATCTCACTTGTTAGTGGCTTTATAAGGCTATTCTTAACCGTACTAGACACATTCTTTGCAAGATCATCTCCCTGCCAAAGTCCAGCAAGAATTCCACCCTTAACAGTCCAATTAAGAGCAGGCATGTTTCTAAATAATGAATCAAACATACCCATTTGGTCAATTAAAAGGCCAAACAGACTTATTGTTCTAGTTGATCCAAGTTTACCATAAATGAATTTGGAGAAAATACCGCCTCGTTCCCCTTTAACAAGATCTGATAGACCTTTGAATACCTTTCCAAAATAAGTAGTCTCTTGTTTACCTTTCTTGAATACACTAAAAATATCCATTCCGATAGAACCAAGAAGAACTGCTCCTAGGATACCCATAGGACTACTTAGATCAATCAAGTCAGTAAAGTTAAACAAACCCTTCATTGCAGTAGCAATTTTAGGGAATTGCTCCATTAATCCTCTAAAGAATCCCGCAATACCTTTACCGAGGTCAGCAATTATTAAAGGAAGTTCACGAGCGGCTGTGTGAAGACCAAAACCGACAGCTTCACCTATCTTGTAGCCTATTGTGGCCATCAGACTGTCGCCTGTAAGAGCTGCGCCAAATCGTTCAGCCACTATGGTACCGCTTGTGGCGAAACTCGTTATAAGGGCAGCTAAAAGGAACTTCTTGATGATATTCACAGGAAATAACATTTGTACTAGAACAGCCCCTGCAAAGGCTAAGGCAGCTTTCATTAAAGAAGGAAATGCTTGAAAGAGATCACCCATGAGTTCTGTAAGTGATTCTTTAATGGATATAAAGGCGTCCATGAAACTGGAACTTTTTACCTTCGGAAACTTAAACTCACTAATGACTAGCTTAAACTTTTTGAATTCAGGAATAGCAATATCAAAATTCTTTACACGACTAAACAAACCTTGGAATACGGTAACAGTACCTTTAGCGAATGTCGCCAAACCGACTTTAGCACGTTTCCAGAGATTTTTAGAAGTATCAACGACTGTCTCGACTGTGTCTGTCCACCAAGAATGGCCAATAACAGCATCATAGATTCGGAAGAATACGTCAATAACCTTTTTACCAAAGTCTCTTATGCTTGCCAATGCCTTTGTAAAAGGATTTCTATCCATGATTCCATCAAACAATCGCTTGATTTCATCACTAGTCTTTTCACTGAAATCTCTCAATGCTTCAAGAATTTCATCGGCACGGATAATCTTTGCGATTTTACTAAAGATTCTTTTAACTGTCTCAAAAAGATCACTAAGAGGAGACTCAAGTATAAAGAAAACTTTTACAAAATCAGAAAGTGTATCTGCCAAAGATTTAGAGGCACCACCTACATAGTTAATTATCACAGTCAAAGAGTCAATAACCATAGTAGGTAGCAGTGTAAAGATCTCTTTAAAAGTATAGCCTACTGCATATATTTCAGGTAAGAAATTCTCTGAAATAACGCGGCCTACTTGCCATATCTTAGTGCTAAGTCCTGTAAGACCTTTTGCAAATTCGTTAATAGATTTGAGGAAGTTTTCTAAGTGACCCCGTTTAAATGTAAATAGTTTACTGCTGTCGAAATTAAAATAGTCCTTTACACGACGCCATCCAAATTCTGCATTGATGACAAATTCATTTATACGACTACCAAGTGTACTATAGTTCTTAGCTATAGCTACTGCAAGATTCTTTAAACCTGCTGCATAATCCTGTAGATTCTTACGACTAAAGAATCGTTCAAGTGTTAGCTTATTCCATCCAGCACCGGTCCAATTCTTAGGGTTTAATCCTTTAAGATCATCAAGTGCTTTTTCTACATCAGATTTAAAATCAAGTTTAGCAAATGGATTAAAGTTCTTAACCTTTTCGAAATATCCTCCAGTAGTCCTATCTAAGATAGTCATGGCATCACGAAGATCTTTCTTTAAGGTTCTCGTCAAGACTCCACGGGGCAAAACTTTGAGGAATTGTTTACTAAGTGCTGCAAAGATTCCAAAAATCGGTTTAGCGATTGACTTAATACCACCCATAGTTTGATGGTAATAGAAAGCAATTCTAGTACCTAACTCAAAAGCATCTCTAGAGGCTTGTCTAATAGCTTTACTCAAATCAAATGTTCTAATACCCATTGCGGCAGTTAAACCAAGACCTTTGTCTAATTCACTGACATATATTTTAACAGAGTCAGAAAGAGCTGTCTTAGCTTGTCCCAAAGAGGGTGCTAGTTGATTAAATTCAGAGTTAATACTCTTTGATTGGTTCAGTAATGCTTTAAACACTACATCACTGGTAAGTTTACCTTCTGCTGCAATTCCTCGCAATTTACCAGTAGTGGTATCTAATTCATCAGCAATAGCTTTGGCAATACGAGGTGCCTGTTCTAAAACTGAGTTTAGTTCCTCACCACGAAGAACACCAGAAGAGATACCTTGACCCAGCTGTATAATAGCAGCGGCGGCCGATTGGGCACCCATATCATCTATAGCAACAGCTTTCTGAATAGACTCGGTAACTTTCAAGATCTTGTCCAGAGGTGTACCTGTAGATTTCAATGCACGACCAAAAGAAGAAAATACCTGAACAGTACTTGTAAGAGAACCACGAGTACGTTCAGCCATATCAAAGAGTTGTTTTTGAGTTGTAAGGAGTTCTTTAGAGCGACCTGTTACAGTAGCAATCTTATTATTAAGACTGGTAAATTCAGTAGAGACACTCTTAATGTAATTCAGGGCAAAGCCACCAGCGGCCAAAGCACCTAGAGCCTTTACCATTCCTCTAATTGAATCAGAAGTTTTGCTAGTGGTCTTGTCGATATTATGTACAGCTTTTTCTACATTCGCAAGTTGTTGTTCAGCCTTTGCTGTTTTAGCATTGACATCAATTATAATACCGGACATATCCACCTCACGGTTTAAAACCCCACTAAAGAAATTATTCTCTAATGGGGTTCATTTTAACTTTTAGTTTTAGTTATCATCCCATTAGGATGAACACCTTTAAATTTAAGCACAGTATCTTCGATAAAGAAAGCTGGTGCTTGTTGCGAAGAACCTTCATTCAGATTCTCAATGTGCGAAACAGTATTCTCAATATGATTATTATGGACTTTCCAGCCATCCCTGGCCTCGCCAGTATCGACAGGAGTAGCTTCTTTTAAAGCATTTACAATTTCTTTAGTTTTTATTTTTGTTGCTTTGTCTAAAGCCACTGTTGCTTCTGTACGGAAATCCCTAATGAATTTACCGGTACCTTTAACTATCATTTGAGCCCGCCTTTAACACAGGAAGTTGATCGCCCCCTTTAGCTGACATCATTTTACCAAACAACCAAGAACCCTGGAGAGCAGCGACACTCATCTGTCCGTCTTTGACTCTAGGCTTCTTAGCTTCTGCATATACCACAGAAAGAGACTCAAAAATCTCTTGAGGTTTTTGACTACAACCCATAACTTGCATGATTTTTACAGTACGATCATCTTCTCTCCAACCTACAGGTCGTCTTTCAAAATATCGTTGCCAACCGAGAAGTTCCACATAAGGCATCTCTTCTACCAGTTTATATACAGGCATTCTTAGTGTATAAGCTAGCTCAAAGAGACTCAAGTCTTCATCGGTTAAGCTGACTTTCCCTCAGAAAGAATACCCGAATATTTTACAATTTCATTAGACAGCTGTGCCAATTCATCCAAAGGAAAACCTTCGAATTCAGCATCAGTCATCTCAGCAGCACCTTCAGCAGCGGCACGAATAATATGTTTTACAATTTCAAAATCAGTATTAGACTGATCCTCACCTTGGGCTAGTTCTTTAGCTTTTTCTTGCAACTCTTGAACCTCAATAACTTTAAGTTTCGAGATTTCAATATTTGCCCCCATGAATTTAACATTCTTAGTGATTCGCCGACCAATGAGGCTACGCATGCCTTTTGTTTCTTCAGCCATCTTATTAGGCTCCTTTGATATCTTTGGAATAGGTGGATAGGAGTTCATCGATTTGCTTCCTCATCTGATGAAGGACAGACAATGTTTTGAAGATCTCTTCAGATACCTGACGGTCTTCTGCAAACTCTTCAATACGTTCAAAGGTTTTCTGAATGCTGACATTAATGCATTTTCGCATGTTTTTAGCGGTGATACGAACTACGTATTCCAAGCTAAAAGGGCGTTTCAATTTTTCGATAATAGACATATTTAGTCTCTCAGTAATAGTAAAATAGTGTGACCTTTAGGACTTTATACGCTGTCCATCCTAAAACGGACCAAGGGATTATTCATCAAGGTCACACTTTCATGTTTGATATGGAGCTCTTAGTAGGACTCGAACCTACAACCTACTGATTACAAGTCAGTCGCTCTTCCAATTAAAGCTATAAGAGCATTAATAATTAAATAGTATAAGCGCCGAAGAATTCCGACTGCAACGTAATAGTTACAGTAGCGGTATTGGCATCGGTAAGCTGCGGGGAAACCTGAAGGGCTTCAATCTTACCGATCCAGTAATACTGGCTATTCTCAACAGTACCGATACCTGCTTCCGAAGAAGCATATTTGGTATCACCACTGCCCGTAGGCTCAGAGTTCATCAAAGCGAAACGGAATACATACTGTTTACCGTCACCAATCATAGAACCGAGAATGTTAGTCACTTCAGCGGCCCATTCAGCCGGTACAAAGTTAAGTTGGATTTCCATCGAAGGAGCATCCGCCTGTCCTTGAACCTGCTGAGAAGTTTTAGAGCCATAGGTAGGAACGTTAACAACGTTCGGAGGAGTACCCATCGAAGGATATTCACGGACATTCTGAATACGAACGAAAGTGCCGGGAGCCTTAGTACCACCTTGAGAAGCAATCTCAGTGGCAAACAAAGCTTGAAATTCTGCAGCAGTATCTAGGGCAGCCAGAGAAGCGGCAGACATCGGAGTTGCAGGACAAGCGACAGCAAGGTCAGAGAAGACACCTGCACCAATAGAAGAAAGATGAGACATTATTAAACTCCAAAGAAGTTAAATGGTATACTATATTTAGTTCGACACAAGGAACTATTATCCCTGTCCGGTTGAGGTTCACCTAAGACAGAAACTCTTCCTGTCTGTGTCCTACCTGTACCGAGAGATATGTTCTTGTTAACAAGGTACCCATCCAAAATATCAGCTATCGTAAAAGCACGATTGGGGCCAATATTCCTCGGAGTAAATATTTCAACGATTAATAATCCGGCTGTTGAGCTTGAATTTACACCTTGATCGCTAGCTAAGATTGATATCCTTAGATATTCATCTCCAGGAGCGGTAGGCATTAGATTAGCGGGATAAGTTTTAAGGTTCTCTGCTTTCCATGCAGTAGAAGCAAAGATAGAGAATACATCAGATTGTAATCTTGTGTATTTTCCCATCATACACCTCTATTGATTTCCAGCAAAGTTATAAATTTTCCGTTTGCAATAGTATTGCCAATATTCCAAGTTAGTCCGTTAATTGTCATTGTATCGTAGAAACTAATATCTTCTACTCCGGAAGATTTCAATAAGATTTCCTTTAGTTCTAAAGGTTTCTCATATCCTTTTCGCTTAGAGTTAAGTTGAATTATTTTTACAGACAATGTAGACGGAGTGGTTGGAACATTAGCTGTTGCAAAGTTAAATTCACCCACAGCTTTTTTATTCAATGTTGCCGTGATTACTTGACTTTTAAGAAGTTTAAAAGCATTATCAAGATTTTTGCTAATGAGCAAATTAATATTCATTAATTAGCCCTCCACCACGTATTAGCGCCCTTATTTAGAAGAATAGGTTGAATAAGGCGTTTAACAGCAGAGGGTATCAAACTTGGTTCCATAATAGTACTCAAGTTGATAGAGGAGAGTCCTAAAGATTTAACTGTCCCTGTTTCATCTTGTAACCCTTCATTTTTCAACAAATGCAGGGCTAGTTCGAAGGTAGCGACGATGACTCGATTAGGAACCGGATCCATAAAGGACATAGCTCCTAACCGAGGATCGAAATAATAACCACTACGAGGAAAAGCTAAGGTCTGGTCGACACTTATAGCTATTCCTGCCCATCGCTGAGCATCTAGAATAGATGTGGCTGTAACCAAAGCTTGTGCCTGTTTGGTTTCATCCGCATTATTCCATTCACTGCAATCAAGCCGATCAGCGAAGTAGTCGTCAGCTTCCTGGACAGTCGCATAAGAATTAGTACCTTTAGCGAGTGCCATATGTGTCTCCCATGATGATTACGAATGGAATACCGGCAAGATACCGAGCGATAGTGCCGAAGCAGACTTACGCTCGAAAGTACCGACAGTGTCTGCCAATGCATCAGTAACACTGGTAAGAGCAGTAGGAGTACCGTCCTCAACAGCTTTCTGGTAATCAGCATCAGAGGGGAATGCCTCAGCATTACCTTTCCAGTTGTAACCAGCAGGAGCAGCGACATAACCCCAACGATACCATACAGTAGTCGTACCACCACCTTGGTAAGCATCGGGGTCACGAGCGATTTCAGTCGGAAGGGGTACTTCCAGAGGTTTCATTGCAATAGCACCAGGCAGTACAATAAAAGAAGTCTTAGTACCGACAATATCTACACCAGCGCCAGTATTCAGCTTAGTGAGTTCTGCGGTGGAAAGACCCTGAGTAGCACGGCTAACGATAAGACGGAACTTACCATTAAAGATAGTATTAAATTCAACCATACCATCCTTAACACGATCTTGGTCTACCAGATTAGCGGAACGCAAAGAAGCCAGAGTAGCAGGAGAGACAACCAGATAAGCGTATTCCGGTTCGTAATCTTTGTATGCCATACCGAAAGCTTGCAAGAAGCCTTCAGCACGAGCGGCACCCTGGACAGAAGCACTAGCATCTACGATAGCTTTAGAAGCACCGAGGTCTACATAAAAACCATAGCGTTTATTGGTAGGATCATTCTCAAAAGTCTGTCCACCAAGACCAGCTGAACCAGTACCGGAAGCGGCACCATTAATACACTCAGAAATCATAACACCACGCAGGACTGCAAGCAGAGCATTATGTTCGTCTTGAGCACGAGTCTCACCAAAATCACGACCAATTTTAGCCAGACCATCCTGCTGCGTAACAACCTGCTGCAGATTAACTTTCTCTGCACCATGCGTACGAACCGTCTTAATATAAGTCAGGTAGTCAGACGCATAGGAAGTCTTAGTACCTGCTGTGTCATCAGTAAGAGATGCAGTATTAATGGTTGGATTCAAAGGTTTGAACCAACGAACCTGACCGATAAATGTTTCAGTAGAAACATCGATATTGGGGTTATCACCAACAATACCAGTGCCAGACAGTTTCTTAGCTTTAGTGTATGCTTCGTCAGAGTAAGCGCTGATAGTTTCTTGAAGTACAAAATTAGTTGCACCAGCAGGAGAAGACATCTTATATTATTCCTTAATTTATTTACGTTTAGGGAGTTTACCTGCTTCGGCGAGTTTTAGAACCTCTGCTTGACTCATATCAAACAAGGATTTACCCGCTATCGAAGAGGTACCATTCGAGTTATTGGTAGTACCACCACCTGTATTAACTTTAGGTTTAAGCAAGAATGAGTTTGCATCATCTTCCATAAACTTCGTTACATAGGTTTCAAGGCTAGTACCATCTTTGTGAACCCAAACACCAGTGTCAGATTTTACCAAATTTGGTACAATCTCACGGAAAGCCATTTCTTGTGCATTAGAATTGCGAAATTCGAATTTTGTCAGAACACTGCGAACGTCTATGTTTCTCGAAAGTTCAACATTACGTTGCTCCAGTGCTGCTTTTTGAGCCTTGAGTTCCGACATAGCCAACTCATGGGCTTCTTGAAGTTTACCTTCAGCCTTAAGCCTCTCAACTTCACGGTCACGTTCTTTCTGTTCAAATTCAGCAACCTTGTTCAATGCAGTGTCACGGGCACTATAGGCATTGTTAAGCTTTTCTTTGATGTCTTTGAGTTCTGCTTCTACAGCAGCCTTCACTTTAGCGGCGATATCTTCGGGCCCACTATTATCATTGGATCCATTATTAGTGGTACCATTATCGTTAGTTTGTTTATTAGTATCGCCACCATTCTGATTGTTTTCATTTGTATCAGGCATTCTATTAACTTTCTTGAGTACAACTCAATTAGGCATGATACAATCATACCATTAGTTAGAAAATTTATTATGAAGAGTTAAAAACCCCTCATGTTATCATAATATAGGTTAATTCAACGGGTTCAAACCTAACCTACACCATACCATCCATAGTCATCGAGGAATCCTTCAGGAATCTTCTTTAATATATCATCCACAGATAGTATATCTTTAATCGTTAAAACTTTACCGCCAACAATAGATTTTCCAGGTACCGGAATAAGACCTTTGAGAATGGCTTCTTCTAAGTACTTATCATATAGTTTCTTAGGTAAACCTCTAGCTAGCATTTCATCCAGTATTTGTCTAATGACATTTTTCTGAAGAACCTCTGCATAAATACTTCTTAAAGCTTTTCGAGCCTCAAGCATATCCGCAGCATTAGCAAAGAAGGCATCATGTATAGATGATGTCGGTATGTTTTTAGACTTACCCCAAAGATGAAACCTCTTTACGATAACAGCATCATTCGAGTGATTACCGTTAACTGCAAAGGCGGTTCTTGCTTTCGTGGCATCTGCAATATCATTAATCTGACCAGCCTTGTTAGAAAGCTGTTCCCACCAAGTAGCTTCTGTCTTCTGAGGTATTTGAAGAATATTGGTAATCCAATTTCCATACTTGTCTTTATAAACAAGACGTTCCTCGAAGGATTGCGTAAAATTCTGTTCGATAACTTTACCGTCAAAATTAACCCAAGGAACATTGGTCCAACTCTTAGGCAAGTTATTCTTAACGGCTTTCTTACCTCCCTTGGTGGAGGGAACTTTGATGTTAATAATCGGCTTACCCTTAATTAATTCTATTTTAAAGATAGACCCTGCGATACGCCTGTCGTCCGGCACTTCAGCTCCATAAATCAGCTCATGGAGAGTGCCGTTAGGCTTCCAGAAAGGTAGCCTCCGCAGAAGTTTTTCACTCAAGGGTTCACCTGGCTTGGTGCCGAGAAGCTGACACCACTCTGGAGGAATTGAGTAGCCCTTGTTCCTATGTTTCAGAAGGCGTATTTTAGCGACTGAAGACCAATCAAAATCCGCCTTAGAAGGTTTAGCGTTACTTAGGAAATCTTCGGCCAATCTGCCGAAATATCTCGTAAAATCCTTCAGAATCGGAACCTGTTCTTGCAAGTACTCACTCATGATCTTTGCAATATCTCTAAAATCAGAAGGAGTGATTACTTTAGTATAAGCATGCGAAAGATTCTCGACAAGCTCTTTAGTCTTAGGTTCAAGGAAGTAGAGTTGCTCCAGTATGTCATCACCAGGATCTAGCCCTTTGTTAAACACATCTTTGACATTTTCACGTAATGCTCTCAATTCATCAGATAACTCTTGATCAAACTTTTCATATCGAGCTATTCTTGCAGAAATCTCATTAAGAACCTTATCTCGATCTGAAGCCTTAACCACCAGGACATCTTTATCTTTACCCAGAACTTTGGCTAGTTTACCTTCGACATTAAGGATACCAGTCCTTTCACCTGCCCCGTAAAATGTTACCATGTTTTGAGCTTTAGCAGCTTTACGTAGATCCTTTTCAGTCAGGCCTAATTTAAGGTTCATCTCTTGAAACCTAGGATCTCTGAAGGTGGACGCCGCAATCTCATCGTACAGACGTCTCTTTTGATACGTCGGGATAACATTACTAAGTTCAGCGAGTTGTTTATTTCTAGTCGTTAAGGCAATAATCTGAGCACCTGATGATGAAGCATCTTGCTCAAGAGCGAAAGCAGTTCTATATTCAGCTAATCTTGCTAAGGATTTCTTTGAATAATTACCACCAAGATAATTATCAATCTTTGCCATTTCGATAGCAAACCTCAAGAACTTACCTTGCTCTTCACCATCGACAGCTTTCAATACAGGATTCTCCAAGACAGCACGAATATTATTAGGCTTAGCTCTAAGCATATGTTGACCTATCTCAACAATATCCTTATGCCATTTATCGGCTATCTTTTGGCGTCCTGTAAATGACAGAGAGTTATAGTGTCCTTCAAAGTAGTCACTAAGACCTCCTAGGAAGGCACCTATTTGGTCTTTGATGTTATCATATCCATCAACACCGAGAAACCTTTCATGAGCAGTATTTAAAAACGGCCTAAAAGATTCTCCAGATTGTGGGCCAATAAGTCCCCGATCATACACCCTAGCCCGATGGTCAATAAAAGGATGATTAGAAAAAGACAAATCCCCTTTCCGCAACCATTCCATAGCTTTAAAACGTTCATAGGAGTCACCTCTTGAAGCTATATATTTACGATATTCATTAAGCTCATTGAAATACTTAGCACGACCGCGATCATCCTCAAAGTACAACAATTTATGTATAAAATCATAGAAATCGGGGTCTACTTTATATTGAGCATTAGCTGCCCAATTCAAAGCATCAACCATATTCTTATCTATGAATTCTACAGGAAAATCACTGAAGCTTGAAGTAGATGTGATTGGAATACGGGTGTCATAATGACCGAGAAGACCTCTATCCACAAAATACGTTTTATAACCTTCACGAAAGATTAAACGGTTCTTCTTTGTAGTTACACCTACACGTAAACCAAGTTCAACCTTTCTGGTCAATAATGCATACTCTTGGATTCTCGCATCCGTGATACGGATATTAAAACCTAAAGAATCATAATAAGGGCCGAAATATTGACCGCTTAAACGGCTTTTCATTCTCCTTTTTTGAACACCAAAGGTTTCCAATTCAAAGAATTTCTTAGCATTCTTAGAGTTTAATATCTTGTCACCTAAATTATACCATGCTCGTCTATTGCCATTCCAGTTTGCCATGTTATATAGATCACGACCAAGAGAAACAGCAAATTGATCTTTATCAGGCAAATCAGCAAGACTTAAACGATGTGCAAACTTAAGATAAAATTCCTGCAAATCACGATCCGAAAGCCTCATCTTAATTTTCACAGGAATGTCTAAATCGAAAGCTGTTCTTAGTTCTTCAGCAATTTTGGGAGCAACAGTATCTTCCCATTTATTCTTAGCTATAATGTTACTGACAAAATTGTCATGTAGATCTTGAAGTTGAAGTGGCCCAAGAATAGAGTCATGATATTCCGTTTGCATTAGTCTCTTGAGTACATTTACATCTTTACGGAGTTGCGTCTCAATAGCATCCGATACGTTCATCACATCAAATTTAATTTGTCCTTGGAGGACAGCTTTGAGATTTCCCCACACCTCACCGTTGGAGCGATACCTACCAAAGACAATACGGAGATTGTCAGCAATTACAGCTCTTTCATTAAATCCTAGTCGTTCAGATAGATTATTAATAACACTAGAAATAAATTCCTTATCTCTAGGCAAAAGTTCAGAACTTTCTTGAACTAATCGCATATTATTTTCAAATACACCATAATTCGGTTGAAAGAGTCTGGCATCATCATAACGACCTGTAAGTGGATTAAACTTAAGCTGGTCTTCTCTGGGTGGCATGTTTAGTACGCTTCGACGGACAGCTTTTTTGGAACTTATTAAAGTACCACGATAGTTAGTCAATGAGAGATAACCATCTAGCTCATTTGCCTGTAACACATAATAGTCCTCTAAAACCTTCTGTCGGGTTTTATCACTGAGGAAATCATCTGGAGTTGAAGCACCTAAATGCATACTATCGAGCTTAGATTTAGCAATGGCAAATCTCTTAGTATCTCCTGGCAGTGTATATCCACCATCAGTTAACAACCTTAGTTCACGAATACCAACAGAATTTCCTTGGTCATTGATAAATTTATCCACATGAAGCTGACCTTTTTGGAATAATTCCATTTTACGGTAATCACCTAAATGCTTTAACTGGATTTCGGGTGTTTGACGTAAAAGCCATTCATGATATGACTCTTTAAGAGGTGTTTGTCCATCGTAAAATTCAATATCCTTCTTAGAGAGTTTACTGAGATTTCTTTTACGAACATAGGCGATACCTTCTAGCTTAGCTAAATCATCATATGACTTCACTACAGGCGTAGTAGTAGATCGACAATTATAGTGTGAAGGAGGTAAATGCTCAATATCCCCAATAGGATATATCTGACCATCTCGATGTGCACAAAGTGAAGTAGTCCTTGAGTCAAGTACTGCAATATATTGCCATCCTTGAAGTACTTTCTCATTGGCCTTATAGACCTCGTGGTCTGCCTGGGCATGTACACTTGTTATCGCTGTGGTTACTAATGCTTGAGATTGATTTCTAGTGATATTATGAACATTCCCTTTTCGAACAGCTAATGCAATTTCCTTAGGGGTTTTACCGTCTGCAATACCTTTCCGAATAACCGCTTCAAGTCTTTTACGTTCTTGAAGACCTATTGAAGACCATCCCACGGATAATGTTTTATCATTATAAATAGGACGATTTAAAACTAGCTCTTCAGCTACTCTTCGTTGAGGTCTTTGAGTACGCCATACTTTACTCAAGGCTGTTTCTAGGTTTTGATATGCAAAAGATACTTGATCGGTCACTAAATCCACTAGGGAACGTTCAGAGACGTTTTTGATTTCCTTGAACGTCCCCTGGATTTCTTTATCAATAACATCTCGTAGTCGATTAAAACCAGCAGTAGATAAGTTGGCATCTTTGATTAATTTATCTACCCGAACTTCATGACCGTCAATAACTACTGAAACCTTTTTATTAATGCGCCTCTCATAGAGTCTGATCATAGCAGCTCTATCTATTACTTTATCAGATATTTTAGTATTTACGTTAACGGTCATCTATTACTCCATCATTTATGTTTCAGAGGTTTCTTGATTGTTCTGTTCATTAAAATAGTTTGTATTGTCAGGTGTTGTAGGCACTAAAAATTCATCCTCCGAGATTTCCTGTTTAGCTACCTCATCATTATAATCTGGAGGCAAGAGATCGTTTTGCTTAAGCATAAGGATCCAAGCTGAACGAGGAATAAGCCCTTGTTGGTACCACTCAGTTGCCAGTCTAAGCCAATCGGCACCTATAGGTACGGGATTGAAATCTTCTGACAAAGAAAATTCAATATCAGAAGGTTTTAAGGTAAGACCTAGTCGCCAGTTAATCATACAACAAATAACTTGCTGCATAATGCTACCTATTTTGCTATTAAGTGTACCCAATTGAGCTGTTTGAGCAGCATTACGGATTTCTAAGGCAACTCCAGATTGTTGAACTTCAGGTGTCAACATCCTGATACCTAATTTCGCCATCTCCTCTATGGTAGCGGCAATAGCTCTATCCATGTCCGAAAGGGCGTCTGTAGGCGTTTTGAGTACTGTAGCGGTGTCACCTTGCTGCAAATGAAGCCATGAACCTAAACCGCTATCTACAATCGCCTGAAATTTCTCATCAGTCATGTCAGAACAAATAACAGGAGTATATGTGGAAGCCCCATAAAGTAAATGATTACGACGACTAAGCTTATTATAGAGCGCAACTTCTTTGTCTACAATAGCTGTAAGCATCGGTTCCACTGGTTCGATACTGCCGTTAAGAGGCCATGCAGGTATAAAGTTAAGCCGTTGGCCATTAGCCATAATATTCTGATTACACTCCTTTTGAACAAATGTTCCTTTATTCTTAAGAGTATCTATCTGAATATGGCCTGATATGACATCTACATTACTCTCAACATCTTCTTTCTGAAATTTTCGAATCTGATAAAAACCAGCCTTATCTAATTCATGAACCCATACAGTATCACGAAAAGATGGATGGAATTCATTATCTTCACCTGCTTCCCCGAAGGTCTCTTCATAACCACGAACAACAACACGATCTAGAATAGTTTTTCCTAGCCTATCAGTTCTAACTCGCCAGTTAACAATCGCCTCGCCTCGCTGGAAAATAGCATAAGGTTTATATTCTAGCAATTCTTGGCGGGTTAATTCCTCAGGGTTTAGAATTTTAGGATAATCCACGAAAATCCATACTCTTGATGTTTGGACTTCATCCCATAGTGCTGAATCAAGAAAGGTTGTCATAGGTGAGTCATCAACACCAAATTGATTCATTATCCAATCGTGTACATCAGTGGAAATACCTTCGGGAAGCTTTAGAGTAGGCTTCTTTCTAAGTAAACCTCCAACCAACATCTTTGCAAATTGGGAAGTAATACCTGGGAGTTCCGCTTCTGCTTTATAGAATTGAAACTGCTCAGGAGTCATTGAAGGGGAGAATGGAATAAGAAGATTTGTAAAGCTGAGAACATCGAGGGTGCCGTCAAAGTCTTTTACAAAACGCTCCCCACCACAAACAGCTCTATTCCGTTTCCACAGATCCAACAAAGACTCATACTTTGCATTTGGATCTGCAACCGTTTTAACCTTTGATTGAGCAGCGTTTGTAACTGCCATTTATTAACCTCTCAGACGCTTATTGAATTCTTTCAGGGTACCTTTAAATTTCTCACCGGATTGATCATTTTTAGCTTCAATCAGTTTACCGACAGGGCGGATATACCAATTACAAGGCTGCGTATCATAGAAAACTACAATTTCTTCACCGTCAAGTTCCTCTGGAGGATCCGTCGGAGTTTCCATAGTAGTATCTTCATTTTCCATCTTTTCTTCAATCTCAACGATTTCACCAGTAGGGAGTTGAGGAGGGCTAAGTTTAACGTCAGTCATGGTGTTTTATCTCCGGTGTTTCAATATTTGTTTGGTGGTAAGTATTATGAGCGCCGATTAGTCTTTCTAAGCTTTTAGCGAGAATCTCTGTAGATTCTTGATTCTTATCCATCTTTTTAAACATCTCTTTATGATTTTCATCATTTTGTTTTAGAGTGCGATAAAGAAAGAATCCAATAAGACCGATTGCTAAGTTAATAACTAAAAGTAGAATGTCACTGGACGGAAAACTTATGGCGCTTTGTGTTGTTTCACGTATAGTTTCTGAAGCAAGTGTTACAGCAGGTAATGAGGAAGACAGTACAACACCAGCTTGATTAATTGTCATTACTTCGTTCCTTTAGAGGAAATTAATTCTGAACCCGGTTAACCAATAGTAAGAGTCATGACCTTTGTATTCTTCCGTCCATTTATACTCAGTAAATATATCGAAATGCTTATGTACTTTATAAGCTACCTCGTAGTTAGCATCCCATCGCCACTCATCTATAGACCAGTCAGAGCCTTTCCAAGCATCGGGAATTCCATGTCCAACTTGACTAGGTGTTCGCCATCGATTACAAGCCCATAGATTGAATTCCGCAAGTAACGAAAGTCTTTCCCAATGAGCGGACACGACATTTCGAACCCGATAGCGAGCCACTAAATTACCGATAACAGGTTCATTATGTGGTGGAGCAAATGTAAAATCAACAGATATTTTATCGACCTCAGGATAGGATAACTCAAATGCTTGAGCATTCGAAGGGCATAGCAGGATAGCTGCCAACAGCGCTCCTAAGAATACACCTATAAGATCAACAATGATGTCTTGCCAATCAAATATACCTCCTCGAAATTTATCGACAAGTTCCTTTAAAATACCTATTACGATTACTACTACACAAGCGGTTCGGATAGACGTTATAAAACTCAGACCCAACATGATACTTAAAGATGCAATTACATGGTATAATTTGTCCATATTAACTCCCGATAGAGTTGATTGTATGATCTACTTCAAAACGTTCGCATAGCCAATCTATAGATGCAGCCAAAGGATGTTTCAGAAAAGGTATCTTACCTCCCATCTTTTGTCGTCTTAGACCGACTCTATGACTAATTGTTTTATCTATATCAGCGCCTGGCCAAAATGCTCCTGAAAACTGGTCAAATGCCAACAAGAGACCTAAGAGATATGGAATCTCTTTACCATTATGGTAGGCTACCCATTTCACTAAGCAATCCTGCCGATAGCCTGCTGATATGTCCCAACTACATTGCCTTCTTCATCGTAATTTTCCATCTCTACAGTGATATCCGGCCACGAACCATCGGGTTCCATTTCCTGTGTTTCTTCATTAAATTTCGCACCAGGACCAAGCCCAGGCCATTCAACTCGAATCAATTCAGCAACAGGGCTTCCACCATTTTCTTCAATATACTCAAGAGCAAGACCGTAAGCCTGGCCGATTCTAGTCCTTACGTAGCCTTTCAAAGGTGGTGTATTGACATATCCTAGATAATCTTCTACGATATTAGCCTCAGGATTTCCGCCTTCACCGAAGGTTTCTTTTGCAAATGTAGCCAAAGCAATGAAGCCCAGAGTTGTATCTGTATCATAGGGGGGTTTAAACTTGATAATTGCTTCTACTGTATTAGTCATCTATTTCACCCAACATGCACGGTTAGAGTTATCCATTCTAAGACACCTAAAAGATTGTTTAATTAAATCTATCTTTTCCACGTCAAAGCTCTAAGATGAGGGTGTCGCAAAGGACACCCCCTCATTTTTATACACTATACTTATGTCGTAAGTCCTTCAAGAAATGCTTTAGAATTATTATGGAACCATGTACGATGCCATCTATGGTATGCAGACAATTGATATCCACCGGCTTGATGCCCAATCTCAAATGTAGATCCAAGAGGTACATCTTGAGTATTGGTATTTATCTGCCAATCCGTCCAGACACTCCAGGCGCCATCAATATACCATCGAATCCTCAATCCGACACCATTTGTGGAGCATAGGAAACCTTGATATTGGAAGATAGTAGTGTTTAATCCAGTACCATAGAAACATCCTGGTGCAGAATATGAAACTCCCCCAATCCGTTTTTCGATATATACAGCATTATATATGGTTCGAAAATTTATTCTAAAATAGTTATCCGCATCGACGGTAGTACCTACTAATTGACCATGATCAGTTTGGGTCAGACCATTGAGGTTAACTTCTCCCATGAAAGCGACATTATTAGGTCGCATATAGTCCGCGATAGGGGCTGAACAACAAACTGCCGCACGAGTTATAGGGGTATTCGGTTCCGTATAGTTTGAAGATCTCCATATAGGAGATGTGCAGAAAGAACCTTCTTCGAGTTGAGGGAGGATGAAGTAGACCACCGAATATGGATTGGCTATGATAACGCCTTCCGATACTGTTGCAGCAGCATTGCCCATATCCGATACCCTTACAAAGCTGTCTGTAAGGGCTATGTTTTCAACACTCCCCACTCCTGACAGTCCACTTTTTCGCACACCTCCTTTACCTGTGCCGCAAATATAAGCACTCATAGTATGCGGGTTGGTATTACCGGTTGATCCCATACATCTAGCATATCTATTTGTGGCGTTGGTACTGTTATCCAACCGATACACCATACCGCTTACGCATAAGTGAGATAGTCCAGACCTTAACAAGGCTTCAGACATATCAACCACTGTCAAATCCTCTGGCCGCCCACTATCCACTGCCATGCTCGTCGTATCAACCGGATTAGCCTTAACACAGGTACACTTATTAGTCCTTCCAGGTTCAATCAAGACACCCTGCATAGGCTTATACATGCCACCAACTCTCCAACGGACTTCTTTGTCCACCACATCTTGGCCGATTTTGGCTGTATTTACGATAGGTGGAAATAATGATGTTTGTCCCATTCTATTACTCCTTTATATGCCCATCGCACTGAGCGCGTCCATCAACCATGTTTGAGGGTTGGCGTTAGGGGGAATGGCGATGACTGTCGTGAACGGATAATTGGCGGCGAAATGGTTGGAGTTGTTGCGTGCGCCAATTTGATACGTTGATGCTATCGGTGCGTTGGCTGTGTTGGCGTTCGTGGCCCACGCACTCCATGCGCTCCATGCCGAACCGTTCCAACTGCGCACAACGATACCCATACCGTGGACGGAGTGTTGATATAGAAGGTACTCAAAGGGGGTGTTGGCTGCGTGGGTGTATGCTGTGGCCGCATTTACTGTGGCTCCTGCAACCGTCTTATATATCCCTGCAATAGTACCTGTGGCACCCTGATAAAATTCGGTCCGATTGTTTGTGTCCAAGTATGTTCCGAAGGAATAAACACCCCCCTGCCCTCCCGCCTTCGGCACCACCCTGCCATAAATCGCAAAGTTATTGCCACTCTCCAACGCCGTCCCTGCCGTGGGGCGGGTCAGGTTGGCAGCGGGGCGGGTGAGAGCGGTGAGCGGGTCGGCTCCGGTTAAATCCTTGCAAATAGGCGAGGTGAGGAACGTGCCTTCTTGGAGGTCGGGGAGGATGAAGTAGGCGATTGCTCCTACTGGAGCCCACACTTGGAGAATAGCTGACGACGACACCTCTGAATAGCCGATAGTTTTACAGATATACCCTGTTGAAACAGCCGTGTCATACCCCGGCACAGGTGTACCATTTGAAATCCTAAGAAGTGGGTATTTTTCTTCGCGTCCAGTTATGCGGATGTAACAGCTTAGACAGTGTTGGTTTATGTTACCTGTGGCGCCTGAGATATTTGCTCGGGCTTCTGTAGTACCCGCCGAGTTGTCCAGCTTGTACACCATACCACTGGTGCAGATATCTGACAGTCCAGCAGCAGCTAAAGCAGCCGTGTCATCCACCACCGACAGTACAGCGGCAGCGTCTCCGAACTTCGTGATATTCGTCGTATCCACCGGATTACTCTTCCGACACGTACACTTATTCGTCCTCGCTGGTTCGATCAGCGGCCCCTTGTAACTCTCATCGTACACGCTCACTGTGCCCTTGCGGGTGCGCAGGGGGGTGCTGGTGTGGATAGGTATAAGATTAACCGCCATTACGCACCTCCTTTATAAACTAATCGCCCGCCGACATACGCAATCGTAGACGCCACCGCGATATTCGCACTCACGCAGAACGGACCCGCAGCCGTACCGCTATCCGCAGCACCGCCCACCAGAGGGACGCGGAGGCTAAGTCCTCCGGTATCGGCATAGAAATAGTCTGTCAGCCTGGTTGATGACGTCACTGTCACGTCGACCGGCAACCCGAAACCCAGGCCAGAGAAGGGCACCCTGCCGTAACCGGATACGGCAGGCAGGGTAACGCCCGCTCCAGCAGCATCGAGCAGCCGTGTCCAGCCCACAACGGTCGTGTAGTCATACGGAGGCTCTGGCTTATAATACACGGCGTTATTGCTAAATAGCGCAACGTTGCGCTTCCAAACATTGCCCCAGAGGTTTTCGATCCCCATCAGCGTTGAGTAGTCGGTCAGATAGCCGCCGCTGCCGCCCACCTGCACCGCACTGTACATCCCCGCCTTGGCGTCGCCCAAGCCGCATCTGCCGATGTATGAATCATTTTCCCAGGCACCACCGGACAACGAGGACCGACCATAACCCACCATAGCCTGAAAATTCCACCCCGCGAACCCCACCAGTCCCAGCATCCATTGCCAGTGGAGAGTCAGGTAATCATACTGCTGCCAGCCAGCTCCCCGGGCCTCAGCCAGCGTATCGGTTGCCTCCGTGGTCAGATTTGTATGACCCCAATCGCCGGAGCGGGTTGTCACCGGCCAGACCGGCGATGTGCCGTCGCGTGGGTCCAACGCGATAGACGACAGTTTTGTTTGTCCTGGCACCAGTGATGCTTCGTAGGCTCCGAGATACACCGCCGATGAATCCTGAAACACCGGGTGCAAGTGGAATCCGGGAAGGGCTTGTTCACTGAGAAGTATTCCGTACTTAGTGCCATCGACTACCGATAGATAGTAAGCAGGCAGATATTCCATCATTATCTGCCCGTTGCCGCCAGTCAGGTCTACATCCGTACCATCGTCGTGCTTGGTAAAGTCTGCCCAACTAATACCCTTGTAAACCGTGCCATCGTCGGCCAGCACTACACGCCGTAGCTTATTGAATATCTGATGAGACATAAACCCTGGGGGAAGTTGCCCGACGGCCTCTCCACGACTCGCCCCTACGCGCTCCCATGTATCCGTAGCAGTGTCGTACATCACGCCGATAAAGTCGCTGTCCGTGGTGTAGATACTGGCCATATCAAGCGTGTAATCCACCCACCCGTTTTCCGTGTTACGCATCCCGGTAATCGGCAGCACACCTGCGGGGGAAGTGACAAGTGCGCCAGTGTTGTCCTCGGTAACGACGGGGCCACCGGTGTACGTGTAGTCAGTATCCTCGAACCCATTGAAAGCGGTGAAGTATTCACTACCTTCTTCTTCAAGATCACCCGCTTCAGATACCCCTATACATTCCATCCACATAGGACCCTCTGTAGTCTGAATCAGGACTTTATCACCTATGCTATAATCTGAGTCAGATTCATGGTCAAGGGTGTCATAGAGGACATGTTCCTTGAGGAGACCCTTGGCTGTACGAATGACTTTAGAGGGCTGGAGGTCATTTCCATAGATGTCTGTGGAAAGCCATTGAGGGATGACTTCGCGGACGGAAAGAGAGTTAACGGTAACAACCGTATTTAACTCCGTAGCCGATAATTGCGTCTCATAAGCACCCACCGCCACAATTTCCACAGAGCCACTCCCCACCAATAAATCACCGGAGGTATTGCTATTGCGTAGTCTGAAAGGCCCGGATGCTTCTGCTGTAATCAAATAACGCTTACCAGCTGTTGTCAGGGCACGAACAAGCCGTCCATCTGTGGCTGTTATTTTATAAGATGTGGCAGATAATTTTGTCGCGTCATAGGCTATCCAAGAGGATGGCTGCAGGTCTAATGGCTGTGGCGCCAACTCCGGCCCCAATAGCGCCCCTTCCGCAACTGTTGTCGCCCATCGACCACCTTTAATGGCAGGATAATTAATATAGGACGGCCTCAAAATACCATCCTTATCGACAGTTGAGCATGCACCTCCTGTTATTGTAAAATCACTACTAGGATTCATCCCATTAAAGAACGGCTTTGCAGCTCTTGGAGGAGAAACCCTACCTTGTTTAAATATTGAACCAAGACTAAAAGCCATGGAATCCTCCTTACATCTGAACGGGAGCTACAGAAACAATACCGCCGACATTTACTTGGAGGACAGACACTTTATCACCACGAGTAATCTGAAAATATTCCAACGAATTAGCCAACATAATTGTTGAATCTACTGTAGCTACAGGGTTTTCACCGATTTCAACGAATATATCCTCTTGTGTCACTATTCTGACTGTTTCGGCGTCAATAGCCAAAGATTCTACATGGGCAATACCTGCAGTTAGGTTCTCATTACCTAGAATTTTAACAATAGGATAAACCTTGACAGGGTCTGTCTCACTTACAGGTGTCCTTAGAAGGGCTGCAAATGCTTGAGGAGTTCCACTAAATGCTTCACCCGTTACAACATTAACTGCAACCAAGGTTGTGCCATCATTGGCAGTTATGTTCCAGTTACCAGGGTTTATACGTTTACGAAGAGATGTCATTGAATTGTCCTTTAGAAATTAAATCCACGTTTAACGGGTGTAGTATGTGATTGAATAGGAAATAAATATTCGAGACCATATCTAATGCCATCAGAGAAGTGTTCAAGGTTCTCTGATTTATCAATAGTAGCTGTATTTGGGTTTCCATCCACCCATTTGGTTCTCTCTAAGGACAATATCAAGCCTTTACATCTGGGATGAATATATAGATTTGTGTTATTATTTGCATTAACCAACATTCGATTGACAGCAGCTACACTATCAACAATTGGTGGTGCTTTCTTTCTGGCATTCACTTGAATACCTTGTGACTTTAAGATACTAAAGTCGGTAACACCTACTGGTGCAGATGTTTTTCTGGCTTTACCTGAAGGGTCAGGATAAGCAAATATACGATGATTCTTAAAACGGTTTCTAAGATCTTTAGCTAAGGATTCCGTATCAGGATGTCCCTTTATCTCATCGATGAATTGTGCCTGACCACCCCTAAGGGCAAATAGAGAAGTACACTGGAGACCAACGTTAAAGTCAATACATGCATGGACATCTTCACCGAGATCATTACTTTTCTTAGAAGTGACGAAATCAGGTATCTGAGAGGTTACATGTCTATCTCTATCGAACATATAAAAGACACTATTACCAGACTCCTTGAAGGAAGCTAGATACTCTGAGGCGAACTCGATAGGGTCAAGGTCATTCTTGATTGATTCAATCTCATTGATATCAAGATATGGTGACTGCGTATAGTCATAATGATAACTACCCCAGAGAGGGTTTAATTCTCTCAGACTATATAATTCATGAAAAAAGTCATAACCCTTAGGTGTACTAATAATAAGTCCCCTACCTGGGTTCTTAGCATCAAACCTTTTAGCATTCTGTTCAGACCAACGCGTGATTATACAGGGTTGGATAACACCCTGCCATGCCTTCTTTGCTGAGATACCTTTCTTACAAGATGTAACCTCATCCCATACTACAAAGTAAGCACCTTTACCACGCAATCGTTCTACAGCTTCATAGGAAACAAGTCTGAGTTCTACACGACCTGGAAACACAAATCTACCTAAGTCTCTAGAGGACTTTAATGCGATACTCTCTAGACCTAAGTCATAGGCAAGTAGAGGGTAGTAAATCTCTGTTACCTGATCATATGTTGGAGCAATAATATACACCACCTTATTCGGGACACTTTCGTCAAGTTCAAATAGTTCGTATAAAGCGGTACATGCAGCAACAGCAGCCATATAGGATTTGCCCCAACCACGAGAGCAGCATACCACAATAAATCGATAAAGACGCTCTATGAACATTGCTCGAAAAACCGTAGATTGTCCCGGATGGAGTAATATGCTCATGTTAACTCTCTCAAAGCCCTAAAAGCATGCGGGTTAATATGGATGACAGAAGAGAAGTTCTCACTAATATTGATAAGACACAATACCGGCTTATTTGGAGCAGTAACAAGCTTGTTTCTACAAAGAAGTTCTTTAAGCAATTCCTCATCTGTGAAGTCCTTTAAGTCTTCATTTTTCTCCATTATTAGACCTTTCTTTGCTTTTATTGGCTGCCCAATTAGCAATGAAACTACCTAAAGACACAGGGTTATTGATATCATATCCATTCTCAACTTGTCTGATCAGAAGTTCACTCATTGCACACTTTCTTGACTGCATTAGCGGCGGCAATCCAACCTTCTTGGATCGATTTAGTTGTTTTATGAAACAAAGGAAGGGGAGCGCCTGATACAGCACTTACACCACCTACGGAAACACAATAAGCTTCATAAGCTGTTTTACCTAGATTGTATTCTTCAGTCATCGAAATGAAACTCCTTAGTGATCTCTTTAAGTTTGGCTAAGTCTTCGCAATACACAGTAATAAAAGCAGTATGATCGTTTCCTATCCCTACAATAGATGCATAATGAAGTCCAAAGCGTTCTGTCCTTGCAGGTGCCACATGGAGTTCATTCCTCTTCATTAAAGCCATCAACAATTCTTCATCTGTAGCGTCACAAATCTTCTTAGAGATATCCATTTAGAAGTCCTCTTCGTCGTCATCTTTATCCACATCAAACTCAATGGGAATAGGAGGGTTTATGGTAACAACATCTGTACACTGATCTGTTAACTGAACAAACATAGGTGTAGGTTGTGTAATCTGAACCTCATTAACTTCAGGAACACGACCATAATTATATCTAAGTAACTTTTCCCCTATATTAATGAGAGCGTTATGAGCATCCATATGAGCTTTGGCATTATAAGCTTTGACACGACCCTTTTGGGTCAGTTCTACTTGAACACCATCTCTTATTCTTACCCAGAAAGCAACTACCTCTTCTAGATTACGATATTGCTTTACTAGCTCCCCTATAGGGTCAAACTTTAATGCATTTAATCTCTTTTGACTTCTAATTGAACCTCTATGAAGTCTTTCCGGTTTGGTCATTCCTTGGCGCATACCTGGTTGCTCAGGTACTTTCAACTTACCCATAATAGAGCATCCTTTCTGGACACATAAGTTTAAAATCTCGAGGGGTTACGACCTCTTGGGTCGCCCTCTCATAGCTCATTCAAAGCTCAATGATATTCTCCCCCAAGAATACAACTTCGGAGTAATCGTTTTGTGGTACTCCCTCAATGTATCATTCAGGTTGAAGTATCCGGCAATTTGCTTAGAAGCCCTGCCATTCGAAGTGGTTCTTCTAAAGTCCCTAGAGAGGAGGTCTACATAGATATCTATATCTATATCCTTATATATACTTATATTTAAATATATTAATAAATACTACCTAAATAAAGGATATTCTAGGTAACTCAGGGGTACAGCTCTTAGGTTAATTTAACGGGTTCGTCAAAGGTTTGTGTGTCCTCGCTTAGAACGATGAAAAGGGTGTTATGGGGACACCCGCTTAGAAGTACCCAAGTTGTATGCGAAAAAAAAAATAAGGGAACCCTCCAGCACCACCCATAAGGGCAGCACCGGAGGGTTATTTAAATTATTTACCAATCTTTTCATCGCATACCGGACAATATATCGGTTAGATGCTACATTCTTTCTAGACGCACAACCTTTATCTTGTACTCTAAAGGTATTGCATGATGGATAATTATGAGTTATTTTCAATTTTTCTACGGGCTTCTTTGTATGCCTCATGTAACACTTTGATTATTTTTGCATTCGCATTAGGCAAAGATAAATACGGAGACGGGTCTATATCTACGTCTCTCCTAAGTTCTCTTGACAGCTGATAGACAAGCTCGAAATCAACGTATTCTCGTTTGGTCGGCTTATTGAAGATATAAAAAGGTGCTTCGCCAAAATTTAAACATCCACTATGATAATTGCCGACATTACCATTTCCGGTATTCCCATTTCCAACGTTATCATTCCCGGAGTTTCTGTTTCCAATGTTACAGTTTCCGGTGTTTCTATTTCCGGAGTTTTCATTTCCAGTGTTGAAATTTCCGAAGTTTTCATGTCCAGTGTTGTTATCTCCGTCGTTTCTCCATCCGGTGTTTTCATCTCCGGAGTTTCCATTTCCAGTGGTATATCTTTCCAAAATCGCGATTTCTTGGATCAGTCTTATACGTTTTGCAACATGTTTTCTACCGACGCCAGGTGAATAAGATTTCAAAACAAGCTCAGCTTCACACTTAAATAATCGCCCTTGATTGTAATAACACAAAGGACCAGGCATATGTTCACAAAAGTGAAAACCAGATTTACATGGTACTATTTCTCCATCATGTTCATACCATTTACCGAGTTCATATTTAAAACCACGGCATTGCATGTTAGCATCAGTTGCTTTATATCCAACTATGATTTCACCTATAGGCGTTAAATTTTCTTGCATGTTAATTTCTCCTCTAATCTCTGTTAAGTATCTGAATAGGTTCACATAAAAATCTTTGGTAATTTTAGATTTAAGCCATTTAAAGGAACGCTTTTTAATGAGTATTACTTGACTTTATCGAATTTGTTTCTCAATAAGATCAATGCTGAGCTTTACCATATTTACGGATCTTTTTCATCTGACGTCTTAAGATACGTATTTCTTTTTCCAATGCACTAATACGACTTAAATAAGTATTTCGCTCAGTATCATTTAGAGTCCCCATCTGATCTCCTCACGACAATAAAATGACCAAGTCCACAATTAAGATACATCGGGTCCAGACATTGATAACCATCTTTATCAAGAAAGACGCAACCCTCACAGTCATCTATCTCAGGGACAAGCTCAAGAAGTCCATAATCTTTTACGACAATACGATCACCTATCTTGAGTTGATTTCTAGCTGTCATAAATATACCAATCTTCCTTATATGTAACTGTAAATGTTAAGAGTTTATTGCATTTATTTATTAAAATATCATTAAAGTGCAGCTGCACTCCTTAGACCGTAAATAAAATCGCCAATCTTAAGCATTAATCCTCCGGCAACACTGAGTAATTAAATGGGACCGTCCCCTTAACAATAGATCGCCAATGATCTTTAACTTCTTGAGAGCCTGTACCGATATCAAGAAGTCGCTGAGCCTCTTCACGTAGTTTGAACCAGACCTTTTCTGGAATTGTCTTATTAAACATTTCTTTATTTTGAGGATAAAGCATATTTTCATAATCAATAATAATCTTTAACATCTTCACTCCTAAAATCGAAAAAGCTGCCCTCTAATACACCACCGCCCAATAAGAAACCTTAAAGGATACTACGGTGGTGCATTACTTTTTACGCTCAGATCGCTGTTTCCATGTTTAGGTTTAGAAATACCACTATTACTCTTCATGCTTTCAATCCACTCCGTATTAGAAAATAATATAATATACATCGATAGATCTGGCGTATCCTTTGGCTACAGCCTTCCTGCTTGCCAAAGATCGAAACAGTTCCAACAAAAGTCTAGTTCAACTATTTTTACCCGCTTCTGACCGCACCCTCCACATGTGCCAATATATTTATAATCGTAATTGAATGGCTCCTGACTTTTGATAAATGTTGATAATGGTGCAATTTGCAATCCCCCGTGATTAATCTTAATCCTACCCTGTAGGATAAGTTTAAATAAAGGCACAGTATATAGTAATTGAAAGTGGGCTACAGGGTCAATAACATCCAATGAATACGCAATTTCAATACATTCCCTACATGCATTGCAATGATCCCTCAAGGCCTTTAGACATCTTTCATTAGAGGGGTTTGCACATAGCTTACAATGTACATCATCGATTGCATTTTTCAGTGTACGACCATGTAGCCTATTTAACCAATCCATGTTCTACTCCAGGTTAGTGTTAGGTTTAATAGATTCTAATTTAATTGCCAATCCTTTTAAACTGCTAGCTAACACCGGGTCATCCAGAAGGTATGGCTCGGTGGATAATAAAATTATTGAGTCTTTTACCTTCCTTTCTGCATCAGTGTCCGATAATTGTTTTACAGGTACATTTGTCCATTCAGCCATTTGTGAGCCTTTTTGAAGGTGTGCCCAGAGGGATATCTCGGTAATTATCTGTGGCACTGAAGTAAGTCGTCATTTCAGTTTCAGGATCTGGCCAATCCTCGAAACCCTCATGAAGAGGACACTGGAAACCAAATGGACTGTTCTGTTTGTGACTTGAGAAAGTCAGACCGCAATTTCGACAGATCAAATTGTGATGCATTTGAACACTCCTTTCTCTTGATTTCGAATTGTATACGATTAAAATTCCACACAAGTTTTTGTGAAGTGTCCTTCTTAGCGCATACCGGTCCCATCCCCCTTTCTACAGACTCTTTCAGCCAAATGTGATGGTTACACTTAGCACATCTCTTATGCATTTCTGTACCTCCTTTTAGCTATAGAGTTTAATTAGATTTTAGAGTTTTAACTTAGAATATGCGGCAAACGCCTTGGACATGAATTCTGGAAGACTATTATTATAGACAATAAAATCAGGAGAATTACTAAATTTCAATATCCCGTATAAGATATTCGTTGTTATGGCACTCAGCTGCATGGCAAACTCATTTGCAGTTCGAAGACTAACTTGTACACTGATATTTGCTTCAGACGTAATATCAAAAAACTTAAATTGACATGTAATCTCTTCGTTAACCAATGTCTTTGTTTTTTCGATATCAGTTTTAGTTACAATCGTGAATTGTCGAGTAAAAGGATTAATTGCAAATGAGTTTTTCTTTCTAGCAACCTCTTGAACCATTGTAGAATGGTATAATGGAGCGGTAGGCTTAACGAGTAGCAGTGCTGTATCGTATTTGAATACAATATCCTGCGGGTTAATATCGAGACCACTGTTCAAGAGTTGTACTGCATCATTACCCATTTTCAACCAACTTGAAATAGAGCTCCCACCTTGACGTTTGATTACTATTTCAATGTTAATTCCATTACGTTTACAAATACCAGAATGATCAATATAATACATTAATTATTCTCCGTTGCAATGTTAAAAGCGTAAATAATGATTTTGCTGAATCGTTCGTGTTGAACATAATCAAGAATATACTTCATTGTTACTTTTTCAAAGCATTCATGTGGAACTGTCCCTTTATCATTGTGCAGAAAGGGTGTACAATCACTCACTGTTTGTTCAGTGAAGCGTTTCATTTTATCAATCAAGAAATTCGCCAATGCTACTGGCTCAGGTTTAATCAACATGGAATCTTGAAATATTGTACTATGGACACTTGCTTTGAGATTATCTAAGCGTTCCATGTATACATTCTTAAAATATTGAAGGAGCTCTTCATTAACCTTATGCATATCGTCCATAGTTACCTCTTTTTCTTGTAAGATGTTGACCTTCTTTTTAGGCGACTCTGCAGCTTCTCAGGGAGTTTCTTATCAGGTGTTCCTGCAAAGTCTCTCAATTGTTTCTCTGACATTGTAATGTTGTTAGGAAGTTTTGCTCCAGCACGCAATAAACCTAAGAGGTATCCCATGAATCTACGTTGATGTTTTGATTTAGCGGGCATCTCATCCTCTCTTTTACCCTCCTTAGCTGTATAGCATCCAATCATTTTTCTCATCGCCAATTAAATATGGCCAACATAAATAACAACCCGACATTTCTTGTATTTGCTCCAATTCTAGATTTAATAAACCCTTTTGCAGCGCTCCCCTTATATAATTTGATAAGCCAAAGTCAGATAACGCGCTATCGATACTTGCGCCTTCTTCCGTGACAGTAATACCGTAGATATTACGAATCGATCTAGACATTTTTAAGGCCTGCTATGAAATCATCATAGGTACCGGAAATAGAAAGTATACTTGATGCAAAAATGAAATTAGGCAGTACAACTAAAATAGCTTGTTGTAACAACGGCAAGTTAAGAAAAGAGGTATCAATGAAAGGATGAGTTTTATTTTCAAAATCTATTGTCTCCCCATAAACCCATCCTTTTTCTCTTAATTCTTTTTGCCACATCTCATGTAATTCGTCACCTCCTTTACAAGGATTGCTGTGGAAAAAGACGAAGTGCTCAGCAACTAATTTCTTTAAATGATCTGGTGCATACCTCCAAGGTGGTAACAAATCTTCACCAAGCTTGGTCTCCAATATGCGAATCACTTCATAGCTCATCTCAACCATATCTTCGAACCTTAACATTATTACCCCCTTATAGAGTTAGATTTTAAGCCCCTCTCAGAATATATCCAAGAGGGGCTCATACTTATTAAATACAGTGTTGCAAAATAAAACCCCTCTCAGAATATATCCAAGAGGGGTTTTGGGGAGTACAGCCGGAGCTGTACGATTTAAGCATATTTGGTTGGCATACTTAGGCCATTACTCGATAAAGCCTTACTCGGCAGCTTCTTCAGCGGCGGCAGCTTGCTTAGCGGCTTTCTCGGCAGCTTGCTTCGCGCGATAAGCGGCAAGAGCGTCCAGAGCGGCGGCAGGTGCTACACGCTTAGGCTTACCAGCTTTGAAAGCTTCAAGGATTTCATCTTTATTAGCAAAGATCCATTCAGCTACTTCTTTATTGCCATCAGCGGCAGCAGCGAGGCTGTCGACGGCAATACGGGTCTTTTCGTCATCGTCCATTCGTTTTACGGAAGGCCAACGGAAACTCTCGGAAATAGCGTCCGAATTCTCAGCAACAAAGGCAAAGGCAGGATTCTTTGCTTCCTTAATAGCTTCCAGTGCTTTATCAAGTTTCTTACGGTCAGATTTGGTTACGCGCCGAATGGTTCCAACCTCGAAAGACTCTTTAATGAGTTCTTCATGGTTCAAAAGCCAATTAGCCAATTCAGCATCTCCATTAGTAAGCCCTTTGAGAGCTTCCAGAATCTTAGGACGACGAAGGTAATCCATGAGTTCTGCTTTGGAGGTGAATTGTTTGTCGCAACCTTCTACCGTAAATACCTGCTGAATTTGAGGAGTATTCATTTAATGTAATCCTTTAGATTATTGAGGTAGGATATTCTACCAGATGATGAAATTCGTAACTTTCAAGATTAAGGGTTAATTCAACGGGTTGGCCGTTGCGGGTTGCTGCCTGATTGTCTTCCCTTGAATTTCGCTCAGGAGTGTGCCATACTAGACATCTAAGTAGTCCATTTTTGAGTTCAGGGAAGTGACTCACGAGAGGGGAGGCGTAGCTCTAGAGCGAAACTCAGGGTGCATATTTCTTTAAAATTCAGACTTACCATGCTTCTACTTTTTCATCATTATCCTCCGTAGAGTCAGTTGTGATATACATAGGGTTAAAGGATTTACAAACAGCGATTGGAGAGACACAAATATGTTTACGATGCTGAGATTTGTTCTTTAATGCTATCTCTGGCAGGTTATAATACCTGGATCATAAAAAATATCATAGACTGATTATCCTGGTTCTACATCTTTGAATAAGTCTTTAATTTCTTTTTCCATATAAGATACTCTCCTTTGCGCAAACTAAAATGTCAATCGGACGTGTCTCTATAAGTGTATAGAGCACAGAACAGTTTTCAATCCACGCGCCCGCACGAGGTGTGAATCAGTTCTTCCTCGAATTCTTCCCACAACGTATTGTTCGCATTAGACATGAAATTGCCGGCAATTTTGGCATCGTTTTCCGCCAACCGTAAATACCTCTGAAACAGCTCGTGTGCTTGATCTCGGCGAAACAGATAGTTTTGGAAAGCTGTGATTCGTTCGGTAATTTCGTCTCGGATTGTTTGCCGGCTTTCTTCGATGCGGTCATATTCTTTTTTGGCTTCTTCATAGGTCTTCTTGGCTTCTTCCTGCGACGCTACAGCTTTCTTGACTTCTCCCCAGCGTTCTTCGGAAAAGTGCATTTCCTGCTCAATTTTGGGCCAGTTGTAATCGTCAGGTTCCAGCGGCGACACTATCAGGGTTGAATAGTTGCTGCGGGGGGCATAAGTCGTTTTTAGCAACGGCATTGTTTCCAGCAAGTTCAACACCTTCTGCGCGTCCTTCATCGATTCAAAGTAGAGCCCGGCAATTTTGTAAACGCGCTGGTCCTGATGGACCTCCTTCTTCTTCAGCAGCGGAAGTGTCGGAAGCAGGGGGATGCCTTCGTGAGCGCATTCCTGGTCGACTAGCAATTCGATGTCTCCCTTTTGTTCCAGTTCCAACAGTTCGGCGTCGGTATACTCGTTCAGACGTTTCATTGGGTTCTCCTTGATTGCCGGCGGATATGGGCCGGGTGGGTTACAGGTAAGATCTGGATATTGTTTTGCTTTCTTCTGGCGTAAAAACCACTGGTATTTGTTGGCTATCACCCTTCCATCGCCAGCTTGATAGCCCGGCGCACTCTTTCAAAGTCGTGAATCGAAAACAGCACCCCGCCGTATTCGTTGTCTCGGCAGTCCATCTCAGCATCCAGCCAGCGCAACACTTCCAGCATTTCAGGTGCGGCGGTAATCAATTTTGCGTTTACCTCCATGATCGGCACTCGCCCTTGCACACCACGTGCAGATGTGGCGCATACCGGGTTGCCGTGGCAGTCCTCGACAATCAGCCGCCCTTTTGTGTCTGGCGCGATTCCGGCAGACACAGACCAGGGGCCGGAACTATGCACCGGGTAATCTTTTCCTCTGTAGACTGTTTTGTTGTCACTCATATTGTCCCCCTTATCTCTTCAATTAGTGTTTCCAATTCTCCGCATTCTTGCTCAAGTGCTTTGTGTAAGGCTTTATTCTTGTGCGTATATTGCATCTCAGAATATAACCTCCCGAGCAAAGACGCTTCCAGATACGGCAACGTCCGTCTTAGTAGTTCGCCGCGCAACAAATTTTCAGCAACCTGCTTCTCTTGGTGGTTTTTCATCAGGCAAGAACCGCAAATAATATTCTCGCTGTGGTTACAGGACGTTATCATACAAACCCCTCAAAATAGCATAACGGTAGCCAACCACGAATAAGGTGCGTGTCGTGACCATCTATCAAGAACCTATCTTCACAACATATCCAATCATACTCGCCGTCGTCTTTCGCGTCGTTCTCCGGAGCAACATTAGAAAACCACGCACTACAAACTGTTCCGTCATGCAAAAACAACAATATCTGCTGACCGTTTGTCGGTAGTGTTTCCGGGCCATTCAACCGTATTTGATTCATTTACAGTCCTCCAATCGTTATGCACCAGCCTTGTCGCCCTTGCTGGTTAATTCGTGTTCGAGTCTTTTAACAACAGACTCCCATCGGACAAAC